GATCATGTCGGTCGCCCCGATCATGGTCGAGGCCGAGGTGAAGGGGAATGTGACCGAGAGCCGGCGCCGGCGCGACGGGCTGGGTACCGCCGCTCTGTAGCGGGACCCCCGCTCGCTTGACGGACGGGCTCGCGGCCCCGATCCTCGGACGATGGATCGCGATATTTACGTCCAGATGCCCACCGCAATGCCGGTGGCAGGTGACAACGTCCTCTATTCAACGCGGCCGTTCGTCGATCACACCAATGGCCGGCCGTCGATCGCGGGCCCCGTCCAGCCAGACGAGCGCCTCATGCGACGTGTCAGCGGGACATTCCAGGCGAACCAGGACGCGATCGTCAAGTTCCAGTTCTGGGACGTGGTCACCAAGGTGTGGGTGACGATGGACAACAACGGGGCGGGCACCTCGGCACCGCACGCGAATGGCCCGGCGAACTTCTTCTACGACATCCCCCACGCTGGGGACGTCCAGGTGGTGGCGAACTTCGTGGTCCCGCCCACGGCGTGGCAGGTGCCTGCGAACCTCCGGCTCTCCCAGCAGGCGTCTTCCTGATGAGCCCACGTACCAAGGGGGCTCTCAACTTCGTTCTGACGATCGCCTGTACGACGGCCATTGCGTATGGCGTCTCACGTCCGAAGGCTGTCCCAACCTGCCATCGCGTCGGAACGGACATTCACTTCCCGCAGGATTCCGGTGGTGGTAGTGGCGGCAGCGGCGTCACGGGTGTCGCGCGCCCCATCTTCAACGTCCTCGACTTCGGAGGCGTCGGCAACGGGACGGCGAACGACACGACCGCCGTCCAGGCGACCCTGACGGCAGCAGCGGCTGCTGGTGGCGAAGCATTTCTGCCAGCTGGGACCTGGCGCGTGGAGCCGGGCGTGCTCGCAATAACGAATGCCTTCGGCGTGGAGCTCGACGGGGTCGGCGTGGATGCGACTCTGCTCGACGTCGACGACACTCTCGGAAACTCTGGCGCGGTCGGCTACGCGATCACGAACTGCCAGGGCTGGGGGATCCACGGCCTGACGATAACATCGCCAACTCAGCGCTCCGCCAGTAGTTGGCAAGTTCGGGTGATCGGGGGGAACGGCACCGGAACCCGCGCAAGCGCTCCGACTATCGCCTCGACCATCACCGCGACAGACGGCCTTATCGAGCGAGTCAACTTCAATAACTCAGGTGGTGCCGTCGATCAAACGGACGCGGACGGCGGCTATCCTGGTGGTGCGTGGATCATCGTCATCGAAAACGTGTTCGTCTACAACCCGGCGACGGGCGCGACGATCTTCCACGTCTACACCTGGGGCGGTAACCAGGACTTCCGGAACGTCTGGATCTCGGGAGTGTCAACGCTCGACACCGCAGCGTCCGGCCTGACGATCGAAGGTTCGGGCGGCTTCAGCCTCTACAAGTTCGATACGTTGTTCTGCGATACCGGGCTCCTCGTCGACGGGAACCCTGGGAAGTTTGGCCGCGTACAGGCTGGTCAGATCTCGTCCTGCTACTTCGACTCCGGCAACCTCAGCAACGTCATCATAAAGGCCGAGATCGGGGCCAATGTTGGTAACATCACCTTCACGAACGACTGGTTCGCGACCAACCATCCTGGCGGCGGCGGGCTGCTGGTTATCGGTGATGGCATCACCAATGTCGACGACATCCAGGTGATCGGGAGTCGGTTCGTCGCTTCAAGATCGATCGGCTTGCTCGTCAACAGAGCGACGAATGTTCTGCTCTCCGGTGATTTTATCTCAGGCGCCGCGACCACGGGCGTGACGATCTTGAACGCCTCCGACGTCGGCCTCAGCAACGTCAAGGTGGGGACTTACAACCTCGGCAGTACCACGACGCCTGTTGGCCTTACCGTCGACGGCACATCGACGATCAGCATGGATGACTCAAGCAACTTCGGCGCCTGCACGGCGACCTACGTCTCCGATCCGAAGTGGCAACGGCCCTTCGTCAGCCGCACTGCGAAGGTCGCTGGCTACGGGACGCCGACTCTGACCAACCGGGCCTTCTACACGCCGTGCGTGAACTTGTCCGATATCACCGTCGTCTCAGGATCGGTGACGGCAGTGTCCTCCAACGGAGGCTGGTACCAGGTCACTGGAGCGTCGGGAACGTACGGGACGGGGCGCTTCCCGGCATCAACGACCCTTGTCACCAACGTTCGCACGCAGAAATGGTCGATCGGCGCGCACGCCAAGATCACGGTCCCAGCGCCGTCGCCCGCGGGATCGATCATCCGCGTCACCAACATGACCGACGGCTCCACGGCTGACTGCTATCTCGGTATGGTCGGAGCTTCGAGCACCACGAACTGGGCTGCGCAATGCGGAGCCACGGTCGTCGTCACGTCCGTTGCTGTCGACTCGAACGAGCACGACGTTCAGGAACGCGCTGACGGGACGAACGTGAAGTTCTACATCGACGAGACTCTGGTCGCGACCATCGCGCAGAGCAATGCGGCCAACGCGGCTGGGTTCGCGCAGATCGCCGCCGGTACCCAAGGCGCGGGGCCGGCGACGTTTCTGATCGGCGATTGGGCCGCGTACACCGAATAGGCCGCATGCCATCCCGGACGGAGCTGCTGTTTGTTGACCCCATCCAGGGGGGGCCGGTACCCGATCCGAGCCCCCGGTCGTCGACCTTCTTCCTCGGCCAAGGGAACCAGCTTCCGATCCTGACCGGACAGTTTCTCCAGGCCGATGGGTCCGGTCGGCGCTGCCCCTTCGACCTCACCGGCTGGACGGTCACCTTCCGGATGATGGGCGGCGGTCGCTGCGGTGGCGTGCTCGTCGGGACCGCCGGGACGATCGCCATCCTCAACGCGCGCGCCGGGACCTTCACCTACGCATGGGCCGCCCACGACGCCGACAGGCCCGGGACCTACCGCGCGGTCGCCACGGCGACGAAGGGCGGCCAGTCGATCGACTTCCCCAACGACGACTACGCGACCGTGATGATCCGGCCCGCGCTCGGCGGCTGCTAGGGAAGTGGAATCTTCACGCCGACCGTGACCGTCGGCCTACCGTCCTGGTCGACTTGAACGTCGGCGTCGATCGAGACGCCACGGCCGATCTCCTGCTCGATCTCCGCTTCGACGCTCGCCTTCCCGGTTGGGTCGACGTGCAGGGTCAGGTCGATCTCGCCCGACTTGCCGGGCATCAGGTCGCGGTCCCAGATACCCAGGCCTGCAGCGCAGAGCGGGGCCCATGGAAGCGACTGGCGTCGCAGGGACCGACGCCCGGGCACGAATAGGGATCGCCCATCTGGCCGCCATCAGTCCATTGCCAGATCTTCCAGTCGGACCACTGCGGCGGGAGCTTCGGCGGAACGCCCGCGCTCTTGTACCGCGGAGCCCACAGCCCGAGCCGCGCCGCCCGGGACCAGGGCGGGTTCCCCATGAGGGACATGACGCCGGCCGATCCGTAGTAGTGGTCGAACGGTTTGGCCAGACCGAGCTGCTTGAGGCGCGCGTAGAACGCCTCCAGGTACCCGATGTCGACCAGGGCGCTCCTCTCGCTGTCGGCCACGATGCACTCGTTCGGCGCCAGCGGGCCGACGATGTTCGCGCAGCGCTCGGCGTCCGCGGCCCCGTCGCCCGGCTCGCACACGTGGTAGTAGGCCACCAGGTCGAAGCCGCGAGCGCGGGCGCCGGTGCGATGGGCGGCAAGCGTTGGATCGGTGAAGTCGCTCCCCTGGCTGGCCTTCGCCGCGAACATGACGATGTCGGGAGGGATATCCCCGAAGCTCTTCACCGGATCGTGGTGGCTGACGTCGATTCCTTTGGCCCACGTCGGATCGATCATGCGGCCGAGGGTACACCCGACGCGGTCAGGCGGCAGCCTTCGCCGGCTCCGAGTACCCGTTCGCCACCCAGGCTGAGGACGAGCGTCAGGGTCTGGAGGATCCGCAGGCTGAGGTCCCCGTCCATCATCTCGCCGGAACAGCAGGCGGCGACCTCTGTGGTTCCGGACACCAGGATCGCCCTCTCGATCGAGCTGAAGAAGTCCTCCTCGAAGTGGGGCCCCGGCCAAGCGTGGTAGGCCGGCTCGCCCTTCGAGCGCGCCCAGCAGCTGATCCCCAGTCGCCCGGGGCCGCTCTCGACGCGGATCATCACCTGCCGCTCCGCGCCGCCAGGTTGCGCCCGGAGGAAGACCGACAGCTGGGCGACCCCCGGGGACTGCTTCGAACACCTGACCATTCTCATCGACGGCGATACTACGCGCGGGTCCGGTATCATGGGCGGCCGGGATGCGCTCCGCCGCCGTCGCCCAACGCCACCAGATCCTCGTCAACCAGGCCCGCGCCGCCTATCGGCTATCGGTCCTTCGGGCGCGGGAGAGTTTGGCCGACTTCATCGAGCTCTGCGGGCGGGACGAGGACGGCAACCGGATCCAGCTCCACTTCCTCCACCGCTGCTGGATCTGGCACGTCAATTACGCCTGGAGCCGGGGGAAGCACGCGATGATCATGGCGCCCTTCAACTCTGGAAAGACGAGCTCGCTCGCCATCCCGATCGCGGCCTTCCTCATCGGCCAGAACGTCCAGAACCGGATCAAGATCGTCTGCGCCGGCGACGGCAACGCGAAGCTCCGCCTGGCGGCGGTCAAGAGCATGATCGAGTCGTACGAATACCGATCGGTGTTCCCCCACGTCCGGCCCGGCCAGAAGTGGGACACGACGGAGGCGTTCGTCGCTCGAGAGGGCAACGCCGTCGATCCGACCCTCCACGCTCGGGGGGTGCTCACCGAGGGCATCGGCGGTCGCGCGGACGTGGTGCTCTTCGACGACGTCTGCACCCAGAAGAACAGCGAGCAGGAGGCGAACCGCCACAAGATCACGAAGTTTGGGCGCGGCACCTGGCTCTCCCGCCTCGACGGCGACGCCGCGCGCGCGATGGCCTTCGCCACCCCGTGGGCCCAGGACGACTTCTCGGCCGACCTCAAGAACGACCCAAACTGGGTGACCCTGGTCCAGCGGGTGCGAGTGCCGGACCTCGGGGCCTACGAGCAGGAGGTCTTCGGCGCCGGCTCCGACTACGCCGAGCTCTTCGCCGACTTTATCGACAGCATCGGCGCGAGAATGGCCGCCTGACGCGCCCCGGACCCGCGTAGTATCTGCGCCCATGAAGGTTGACCCCTACGACGTCCAGGAGCTGATCACCGAGGTCCGCAAGGTCTGCCCCTTCTTCGAGAGCGTGAACGACAAGGCGCTGGGGCAGCTGGTGGGCCAGTCGCTGATCGAGACCGTGACCACCGCCCAGGCGGTGGAGAAACGGACCGAAGAGGCGGGAGTGATCCCGGGCGACATCGCCGGTGTCTATCTCCACTACGGCGCCTTCGTGCACATCACCAAGGACCTACCACCGTCCGCGCACCAGCGTCAGCTGATCAACGCCGGGGAGGAGATCGGAAAGCTCATCGTCCGGAAGTTCGGTGAGAAGATCCGCGAGAAGCTCGAAGAGAAGACCACCAAGGAGAGGAGCTGAGAAATGGCCAAAGGAACACCACCCAAGAATGGGAAAACCAAGCAGGGCGGCAACATCGAGGTCGGCGAGCGCTTCAAGCGCATGCTGCCGGTCCCGATCAACGCCAAGCGGACCCAGGAGAAGCGGGACCGCTGCTTCGACATCGACGAGGAGATCCTGGTCGAGCAGGAGAAGATGGAGCCATACAAGACGCGGGTCCGCGAGCTGCAGGCGGAGAGCCGGCAGCTTCACGAGGACGTGAAGAGCCAGACCGAGGAGCGCGAGGTCCCGTGCGTCGAGGAGCGCGACTATGCCCGCCGAGAGATCCGAATCATGCGGATCGACACACGCGCGGTGGTCGAGGCGCGGACCATGACGGACGCCGACCGGAGCCCGGAGCTACCGACGCTTCCGAAGGGCGACAAGCGCCCGCCGACGCCGGGCGAGGCGATCTCCGAGGCGCGCAAAAAACCGCCGACGCTGAAGAGCGTCCCGCACGCGAAGGAAAAGAAGGAACCGCCGGTGGCAGTTCCCGAGCCCGAGGTCGACGACGAACACGACGGAGCCGGCGCGCCCGGTTAGACCACCCCAACCAGGGTCCCGGCTGGGCGCGCGAGGGGAGAGGCCGCCCGGCCGGGACGCGATCTGTCTGTCACGACCGCCGCCCGTTCACGTAGGATGATCCAGCCATGGCGAAGAAGCCTCCTTCGATCGCCGAGCAGATCCGGGCCGCGCTGAACGCGGTATTCGGCGAGCGGCGCCAGCGCGCCAAGCCGAAGGCGAAGAAACCGAAGCCACCGGCGAGGGCTCCTCGCGGTCGGCGCACATATAAGAATCGGGCGAAAAGGCGGGCAAAGGTATATGTGAAGCCGCCCCGGTCTCCCGCCCGCCCGCGCCGCTCCGCGCAATTACGACCAGCTGCTGGTAATAAATCAGGCCCGCCGGGTGAGAGCGATCTGGGGCCGGTGCTGGACGAGGCGCCGCTCCCGGACGAGCCCCATGTCGTCACAGAGGTCCCGAGCGCACCTCCCGCGCCACCAGATCCGCCCGCAGCCCCAGCAGAAGGCGACCCAGCAGGGCGGGAGGTGGAGGCAGCAGGGGGCGTCGCCGAAGACGTCGAGGGGCGCAGTCTTGCACCCGCGACAGAGCCGGACCTTCGCCCAGAGGTTCACGGCTCTGATACTGCGCGGAAGCGCGGCCCCAGGCGCTGCAAGGTCTGCGGCGAGCTCGGGCACGATCGGCGGACCTGCCCCTCTGTCGCGATTATTCCGGACGCCGCCGCCGACGGTGAGGTGGTCAAAACAGCGGAAAAATATTCCGAAACCATTCCGCCAGCCGAGCCCAACCCGGCGCACGAGGCGCGCATCGCCGAATTCCGACGCCTGGCCGTGTACTTTCCCGCGCTCGCTCCGCGCGCCCGCTCCGTCGCGCTGCTGGTCGCGCAGGGCTACGACCCAGGGGCGATCGCCGGGGACCTGCAGATCAAGCGCTTCGACGTCTACCAGCTGATGGAGTGGGCGACCACGGAGCTGCGTGCGGCGGAGGAGAGGCGCCCAACGCCAGCGCCGGTGCTGCCATCGCTGCGCCCGCCGGCCGCGATCGGGGTCGAAAAAGAGGAACAGTCGCTCCCGCCCGCGCGGCGTCCATGCAGGGTCTGCGGCGCCACCGATCACGACGGCCGGCGACACCGCTTCGACGGGAAGAGAGCGGCGGACTTTTCCCCAAAGCCGCCCACCGTTACCCAGGAGCACCGCGAAGAGCCCGAGATCGCTGAAGAAGCACCGCCCGCCGTTGCCCAACCCCGCCCGTCCAGGAGCACCGGGGTTGGGCGCGGACGCGGGCGCTGCCGGCGTTGCGGTCAACCTGGCCACCGGGTCACCACCTGCCCGCTCGACGAGAGCGACATCGCCGCCGCGCGCTTGCAGGACATCGCCGCCGCGTGCGTGCGTCTCGGGCTGTCGGCCGCGCCGCCGCCGCGCGCGCCGCTGCCGATTGTGGAGGCGCCGATCGCGCCGGAGATCGAGCGGCCCACCTGGGACCCAGCGGACCTGGACGCGATCGCCGAAATGGTCCCGGGCCAGCCGGAGCCGCCCCCGCCACCTCCCCCGCCACCGGAGCCCGAGCCGGAGCGCTTGGTGAAGGTATCCGACATCAAGGACCGGCACCGATCGCGCACGATGAAGTCGCCGTACCGCCTGACGGTCAAGGAGCGGCGGGCGGGAGAGCTGCTCGAGGTGCCCGAAGATCTTGAGATGCCGCTAACCCGAGGGGAATGCCAGGCTGACCCCGGGCGTCCCTGCCCCTGGGTTCGGTGCAAGGCGCACCTCTTCCTCGACGTGAACGAGGAAACCGGGGCGATCAAGCTGAACTTTCCCCATCTCGAGGTCTGGGAGATGAAGGAGACCTGCTCGAACGATGTCGCAGATCGCGGCGGGCATACGCTCGAAGAGGTCGGTGCGCTGGTTAATCTAACGCGGGAGCGCGTGAGGCAGATCGAGACCGGGGCCGGTCGGAACCGGGCGGCGAAGAAGATCGCGGAGGACGTCGAGTTCATCGACCACGACGACGAATCCCCGCTGGCCTCGGCCATCGGCTGACGCTCTCCCCTTGCGTACCGCCTGCGGCCGCGCCTATCCTCGCCGTCATGGAGCGCAACCACCCGCTGGCCTACCTGGCAACGCTGGGGGTGCTGCTCGCGATGGCGCTCGGGGGCTGCTCGTTCATCCAGAAGCCCTGTCAGGACCCGAACAGCTGCGAGTGCGCGTCGAATCAGAACCCCTCGTGCGCGCCGTTCCCGAACGACAACGGGGACAACCCGTCTCAGATGGCCAAGAAGCCCGATGGAGGATCTCGATGAAACGCCTATTGATGCCCGCCCTGTTCGCCCTACTGACCGTCTCGCTCGCTGCGCCAGGCTGCGCCGGCAAGTTCCCCGGGGACATCTGGCCCGCGCTGAAATCGTGCGGTGCCTCGGACGTCACCTGGGCTGCGGCGACGGAGGTCTTCGGCGACCTCGTCGAGATCGTGGACGGCAACCTTGCGGGGGAGACCGACCTCCTGGCGATGCTGGCCAACGACGTCGGGGGCGGGATCCCCTGCCTCGTGAACTACTTCGAGACCCAGGGCGGGACCATCGGCGCCGCGGCGACGAAGTTCAAGGTCGGGCACGCGAAGGAGATGAAGGCGGCCGAGGCGCGCGGGCCGGTCTCGCTGCGCTGCCCGACGCTCGAAAAGATTTCCAAAGCCGAGGGGGGAGGCGTTGCCCGCGCGAGCGGGGATGCTGCGGACGAACGAGCCGCTCTTGCCGTTGATCCTCGTGAGGGAAGCGCGTCGGCCCCGCCTGCAGCGGGTGTCGCGCCGGGGGAGAAGCACTCGGCCTCCCCGGCGAATCCGACCTTGGCGTCCTGCGATGTCGTCTGCGGGAGCGCGAACAGCCTCGCGCCTCCGAGCGGCTGTCTCTGCCAGCGCAAGGTCGACGGCCAGCTTCGGTGGGTCGCCTCGAGGTGACCCGCCTCTACGCTTCGTTCGCTCTCGCGGCGCTTGCCCTGATGGCGGCGCCGCACGTCGTCAGCGCTGGTCGAGCGACCATTCGCGTGACGAACGCGATCGTGGCGACTGCTGCCGCCGACCTACTGGACGGCAAGAAAGAGTGGGCGTTGGATGCCGTCTCGTGCGGTGTCGAGTTGATCAGCAAGGAGACGAATCGATGAGCACCGAGGAACAGACGGAAGGGTCCGGACCGATCGAGCCGATCGGGGGTGACATGCCGCAGATCACCGATCCGCCGGTGCCGTCCGATCCGCCGCCGGGCAACGACGGGACGCCGACTTTCCCGCCGCCGGCGCGGCGCCGCTGCATGGGGAAGAAGCCGGTCCGGCATGACCCGCGCACGCTCATGCTGCGGCGCTACCTGCCGACCTCGCTGCCGCCGCCGCCGGTCTCGGTCGACTGGACCAAGGCTGCCACCCCGCGCTGGGGGATGATGAAGAACGACGAGCTCGGCGACTGTACCGGCGCCGCCGTCGGCCACGCCGAGCAGGACTGGACCGCGAACAACGGGTCCGAGTTCACGGTCACCGACGCCGATGTCGTCGCCTTCTACTCGGGATCGACGGGCTACAACCCGGCCGACCCGAGCACCGACCAAGGGGGCGTCGAGCTCGACGTCCTGAACTACTGGCGCAAAACCGGCATGGCCGGGCGGAAGATCCGCGCGTTCGTCGCGCTCGAGCCGAAGGACCGCACCCACGTCCAGCAGTCGGTCTTTCTCTTCGGCGGGTGCTACATCGGCCTCGCCCTCCCGGCATTCGCCGAGAACCAGGGGACCACCTGGACGATCCCAGCCGGCGGCGACGAGGGAAGCCTTGAGCCCGGAAGCTGGGGCGGGCACGCCGTCTGGGTGCTCGGCTACGACCAGAACTGGGTCTACTTCATCAGCTGGGGCGAGGTCTACAAGATGTCGTGGGCGTTCTGGAACGCCTACTGCGATGAGAGCTACGCCTGTCTCTCGGACGACTGGTGTTCCTCGGGGGAGGCCCCCAGCAAGTTCGACCTCGCGACGCTCGAGGCGGACCTGAACCAGGTCACCAACCCGGCGTCGAGCTCGAACCCCGCCACCGCGGCTGCCGCCCAGCAGGCGCGGCGCGAGAAGGAGCACCGCCTCCGCGAGGGGACGGGCACTGACGAGGACCACGCGCTCACGGTGACAAAGAACGTCAACGAGAAGGCCGGTGTCGGGTCGGTCACGGCGGTCAACGACGCGGGCGACGAGCTCGGCGTGACCATCCTGTCGGCACCGGACGAAGACCCGACCGATGCGCACGTCCAGCTGCGCCTCCTGTTGAGCGGCAAGGGCTCCGTGGTGACGTTCTCGGCCAAGTGGCTGGGCGAGTTCGTCCAGGGAGTGAGCGAGATCTGCGACGTGCTCCTGCGCCCGCGGCGCCCGGCGGAGCAACCGGAACAGCAACCGCCCACCGACCCGCCGACGGCGACCTGATGGACCGGCGCTGGCAGCATGCCCTGGCGGCGATCGTCCTGACGGTCGCCCTCGGGGCCCACCTCACCGGGTGCCCGAAGCCCCCCATGCCGCCGGTGGTGAATCCGCCCGACGCCAGTGATGCCGCTCCGCCACCGGGACCGGTCAATTGCACTGCGGCGACCAACCACCGCGCGCAGCTCGGATGCGCCAGTCAGGGGGGCTTCCTGGGCATCTGCCTGAGCGTGAACGACCAGCGGTTCTCCGACTGCGTCGCCGCCGCGCCCAGCTGCGCGGCAATGGATAGCTGCGACCCGGCGCTCCTCGGCACGGCGCCGCAGACCGGCGCTCCCCACCCGCACGGCCGGTGAGCCCCATGGGCTACCTCTACGCCTTCCTCGCTGGCTCCGCCTTCGTGGTCGTGGTCCTGGTGGTGGTCGACGACTGGCGGCGCAACCGGAAGGCCCGCGAGAACATCAAGCGGGACCTCGGCGGCAAGCGGTGAGCCTCCCGCTGATCCAGATCCGTCGCTCCCCGGTGAGCGCCCTGGTCTCTCTCGGGACCGCCCGCGTCAGGGTGAGGGCTCACCTCGTCGGCCGTCTGAGCCGGACCGGCGGGGCGCCCACGTTGGCCGAGGTCGAGGTCGACGGGACCGATCGGGTGACGCTGGTGCCGGCGTCCGACGTGGAACCGTTGACGCCCGAAGCACGCCAGCAGATGCTCGACGTCGGACACCCGTAGAGGAGATCGCCCATGTCGTTCGACGAGTTCGCGAAGAGAACCGCAGGCACCCCCGAGGCCGTCGCCGGCGCTGCCGCTCGCGCCGCGGAGCTCGCGCGCAAGCCGTTCGCCGAGGCGTTCGTGAACGACGTCTACCCGCACTGGCAGGGGCCCCTCAAGAGCATCTCCGGGAAGCAGGGGGTCGAGTTGGTGACCCACGGCCACGTCCCCGGGTTCCTTCCGATGGGCCGCGCCGTCCAGCCGATCGACGCCCCGGTGCTCTCAGAGGTCCTGACGGTCACGACCCACGTCGGCGTTCGCGCCGTTGTGGCCTACGCCTTCGCCGGTGACGCGACAGACGGGTCGGTGACCCGGGTGGCCGGCTTCGCGGAACATGGCCCCCTGGTGCTCGCCACGGAGGGCCCGGCGTCGCCCGTGGTCCTCGCCCGCGGGCCGCTGGCCAAGCTGACGGAGGCGCTGGTGGCCGACGTCGACCAGGCGATGCAGCTCTTCCCCCTCATGCTCATCGACGCCCTCAACGCACGCCAGGACCGCCTGGTACGCGAGGAGGCGGAGCGCGAGGCTGCCGACAAGGCGAAGGCCGAAGCCGAGCAGAAGGCCAAGGACGAGGCTGCCGCCAAGGAAGCCGAGCGCATCGAGGCCGAGGCCGCCGCGGTCCGGGCGCGCAAAGAACCGCCCCCCGCCGGGTAGTCGCCCTCCCCGCGTAGTATCGGCGGGGATGAAGATCGTTTATATCGCGGGGAAGTTCCGGGGTCCGAATTCCTGGGCGGTCGAACAGAACATCCGCGAGGCGGAGCTGCGGGGCTTCCAGGTCGCCCAGTCGGGGGCGATGCCGCTCATCCCCCACACGATGACGCGGTTCTTCGACGGGACGCTGACCGACGAGTTCTGGCTGCTCGGGACGCTGGCGCTCCTCGAACGCTGCGACGCCGTGCTCATGGTCTCGGGCTGGGAGTATTCGGTCGGGGCGAAGGCGGAACGCGAGCACGCGAAGGCGCGCGGCCTGCCGGTCTTCGACCTCTTCGGCCAGTTCGCCGACTGGCTGAGGCTCAACCCGTAATGGACACGAGCCCTCCCGATCCAGAGAAGCGCGCCGGCGTCGACCGGATGTCCCGCCGAGACCGGGCCTACGCCTGCTGGCTGGCGCTGCGCGCGGGCTTCCCCCTCGTCCGCTCGACCTGGGGCGTCGTTCCAGAGACCGGCCAGGTGGTGGTCGACATCCCCCGGGTGGGGGTGACCTTCGCCATGGCCGCAGGGACGGAGGAGCTGATCCTCGCGGCGATCGAGTTCCGCTTCGGGCAGGACGCGCGGCGGCGCGTGGAGGGAGGGATCGGTGGCTGACAAGCACCCGCCGGGCGACCATCCTCCCCCGTGGAGCGTCTGCGACAACGTCCATGGGGGGAACGGCGTGGTCGATGGTGCCGGCGTCCTGGTGATCGGGGTCGACGACCCCTGGCAGAATATCGAGTTCATGGACGACTACGCGCGGGAGATCGTGCTCGCCGCGCCCGAGATGGAGGCACTGCTGCGGGAAATCGTCGCCAGCGACCCTTACGACTGCCTTGACGCAGTGGATAGACAGAAAGAAGTGGCCGCCATGATCGCCCGCCTCGACGAGGCTCGCCGTGGCTGAGCGCTGCGAGTTCTGCGCCTCCGGGAAGTGGATCGGCCCGGGAGACCCAGCACCGGCCAGGTGCCACACGCGCGGCTGTCCCGGGAACCCGGAGACCGACAGCGAGGAGGACCCGCTCCTGCTGGTCGCGATCCGAGACGCGGTGGTGGCCGAGGCGTGCGCCTACCAGGGGATCGAGAAGCCGAGGACCGACGGCGAGTACACCCGGATCCACGACATCTTCCGCTACGCGCAGGCGGCGCTGAAGGCGATCCGGAAGTTCGAGGCCGACCGTGGCTGACGGTCGCCCGGTCCTCCGGGTCCTCGCCACCAGGCGGATGGGCCAGCTGGGCGGCCACACGATCCTGGTGCTCGACAGCGGTGGACCGACCGTGGTGGCGGTGATCTGGGGCCGCCACCTCACGATGACGCGGAAGCTGATCGAGGACGAGTTCACGGTGGTCGCGACACTCGAGGACGAGGAGGCGCCGGTCTGATGGCCTGCTACCCGCTGAAGACCTCCACGGTCACCGGGATGGTCTGCACCGGCCGCCAGCGCCGCTCGAAGTGCATGACGCCCAACTGCGGGAAGCTGGTCGAGGCGCTCTGCGACTACCCGGTCACCCGCAAGGGGAAGCGGACCACCTGCAGCGCGAAGCTCTGCACCGGCTGCCGCGTCCAGAAGGACGACGCCACCGACTACTGCCCGCCCCACGCCCGGCTGGTGGACGCTCGGCAGCGCCAGCCGGAGCGCGGCGACGTTCGGATCCACATCGAGACGGGGTTTCGCCTCTGGGTTCTAGGGGTGACCGACGGCGCCGTGACCTTCGCCCGGAATCCTCCCGATCGGAGCAGCAGGTGCGTCGGCGTGCGGCAGACCGTCGAGGTCGACAAGTGGATCGCGAAGACCCGCCCAGCGGGAGCCGCCGGCAAGTGCAAGGGGTGCGAGGCGCCGATCGAGTGGTTCAGGAGCGCGGACGGGAAGAACATCCCGCTCGACACGGTGGAGCACCCCGACGGCAACATCGTGATCGACCACGATGGCGTCGCCCTCTACGCCGAGCGGGGGAGCTTCCCGCTGATGTTCCTCTCGCACTTCGCTACGTGCGTCGAGGCCGATCGGTTCCGGCGGAAGAAGACCTGACCGCCTACTGCACGTAGCGGACGTCGGGCTCGTCGTACTTGTGGGCCAGCGCCACCCATTCGGCGCGCACGTCTGTCGGGACGTGTTCGCCGCAGGAAGCGACGCGCGTGCAGAGCGACTCGACCACCCGCTCCATCGTCGCCAGCCCAACGAAGACGCTCATCTCCCCGTTGGGGTGGATCATCTGCAGTCGGTAGGGGGCGCGGGTTCCGATCATGGGAGAGACGAACGCGCGGTGGTGGGCGTGGCCGAGCTCTAGGACCCAGGGGGAGATCATGGGCGTGACTCCATGATTAGCCGTTCTTCGAGCATGTACGGCAGCACGTCGGAGCCGGTCTCGCGTTGGCGCTTCTCCCTCAACGCCGCGTCGATGTCGAGCGGTTCACCGACGAACTCGGCGATCCTGTCGAGCGCAGCGCCGGTGTCGCCGATCAGGTCCTCGAACATGAGCCGCAGGACCGGTCCGCATGCCGCCAGCACGGCGCAGGCGCGCGGAGCGTCCTTCTCGAACGACTTCGCGATCACGCGCCACTTCGCGCCGTCGATCGGGAGCCCGACGGCCTGCCCGAACTTCACGAAGGACTTCGCCTGTTGCTTCGGGTCTCGGGCGAGGAAGATGGAGCCGCGGATGGCGTTCGGCGGGTGGAATACCTGCGGGTCGAGCCACTTCATGATCCCGGTCGCTCCCTTCGGAAGACGCCCGCGCCCCTGGTTGATCGGATGCTCGAACGCGGGATAGAGCGAGATCTTCGGGTCGAACACCGGCCAGCCGCCCGCAGCGAGCATCTGCATGGTCAGCGACGACCCCGAGCGCGTGAGCCCCGACACCAACACGAGTCCGGTCATCGAATCACCCTCCTTGCGATCTCGTCCACTTCCCCGATCGTCTTCCTCGCCTTGACCGCCTCGACGAGCTGCCGCCAGGTCTCGTCACTCGGCGCATTGGCCCCCGCCACCTTGGCGAAGATGGCCCGCTCTGGGACGGACATCCGGGTGAGCCAATCCGCGCAGACCTCGTTCTCCGCGTTGCTCCCCGCCATCGGGACGAAGGCCAGCAGCTTGAGCACCTTGCGGCGGCGGGCGGAATCCTCGAACGGTCCGACCCCGTTGGATTGGCGGGCCCGGATCCACCTGACCTCGTCTGGGGTGAGCGCCTCCCACGCGGCATCAATGCGCGCGCGAAGGTCGGCGGACGCTCGGCCCTCAGACTCCTCGGCGAGCCGCTCCAGACCCAGGTAGGCGCTGACGCGGGGCGAGTTGGCGGGCGTCGCGCGGAGGACCCGCACGAACGTCCCGTACTCGTCCTCCCCCTTCTCGCCGATCACCACGTCCCAGGCGGCGCAGATGGCCTCCAGGGATTTGTAGGTGATCGCCGAGCTGGAGGTGCCGGTCTCCTGCTTGTTCATGAGGGCCCAGTGGCCGGCGCTCAGCGGGCGGGCGACGGTGTCTTGGAGCAGGTGGTTCTTGGTGGGCATGGAGTTCCTTTGGGGAGTGGTGAAGGTCACCCGAAGGAAATGCACGACCGGGGCCAGCGGCAAAGGGCCGATAGGGTGCCGGACTTAACGCAGCCGGACCGGGCCGCCAGCGCCACAGTGGGCCGGAAATCGTGCCCGGCATTCACAGGCGCCCAGCCCGCCCGCGTAGTATCTCGGCAGACGGCGCGGACTTGAACCTGGCCCCAAGAATGCACAACCCCCCAAGCATGAACAACCTCAAAACGACCCCGGCTTCCTTCCCTTCCTCCTACCCCCTCGGCGCCCTCGTCGAGACACCGCCCGAGTGGATGATCGACCTCCTGGCGGACCTCTATGCCGCCGAGATCGTCGGCACCCACGGTTTCGGCATTCGCCACCCCCGGGCCGCTTGGCTCAACCTGGTGGTCAGCAGCGTGACGGAGTGCTTCTGCTGCGAGGCCCCGGCGCGCTGGGAGGAGGACTACCAGACGGCATACTGCTCGCGCTGCGCGGAGGCGGAGATCGCGGTGGCGGCGGCGCGCGGGGCGGTTCCGCGCCACGCCCCGGCCTACGAGACGGAGCCGACGAAGGTCGAGCCGTTCCTCCCGGACGCGCAGCTCCCGCCGCTGCGGACCGCGTCGCTGCTCTGCGCGCTGGTGGTCGCGGTGCTCTCGATGACCTCGGGCTGCGCCACGGCCCGCCCGCCCGCCGCTCCGCCCGAGACGGTGGGGACGCTCGCCCCGTCGTACGCGAGCATTGCGGTCGCCCCGCTCAAGCACGACGCGCCGCCGGATCTTGGTGGCGTGGCCGGGACTGACGACGACGCCCCCGCCACCACCAGCCTGGACGTGCTCCACCAGGAGGCGGCGCAGGCGGGGGCGGTCGACGTGGCGCCCAAGACGGACGGCGTGACGGTCGGAGGTGGACGGTGAAGATCACCAAGGTCTCGAAGATGACCGGCGTCGAGCACACCCGGGAGATCGCCATCTCGGACGACCAGCTGGCCCTCTGGAGGGACGGCGGCTACATCCAAGACGTCGCGCCGATGCTGTCCCAGGATGACCGGGAGTTCCTGATCTCGGGGACGACGCCCGAAGAGTGGGCCGAGGCGTTCGGCGATCCGGTCGAGGACGCACTCGAAGGCCGCGCGGCGATGGAGCGAGCGAAATGAGCGAACTTCAGCTGACGCCATACCAGCAAGCGTTGATCGAGCAGGGAGCGATCGCGCTCGGCAGGATCGCGGCGGCCTCAGAGCGGTTCGTTCAGATCGTCGAGATCGCCGCCTCCGGATGGCTCAACGCCTGTCCGCCTCGCGGCGATTACCGACCCGACATCAACGCCAACGTGCGCTGCCCAGGCGACCCGATGCCCGAAGAGGATCCGCGAACATGAGCAACCTCAGCTTCACCTACCCGAAGCCGATGCCCGACCTCACCATCGAGACGACCGGGGGCGGCTCCCTCGGCAACTGCTACTCCTCGACGACCTGGCGGGTGACCTCGCTCCACCGCCTCTCCGTCAAGAAGCTGGAGGCGCTCAACGAGGCCGGCGTCCTGGGGTTCGGGCAGGAGTTCTACATCCGGTCCCAGGCCGACGGGAAAGAGGCGCCAGCGGGAGAGAAGGAATCGGCGTGCGTCGCGGTCGACCGGAACACCGGGAAGCCGACGGCGGACCCCGCGATCAACCAATACAGCGGGAAGCCCTACGAGCCGCACAAGTACCCGTTCTTCGTCTACGAGTGCGAGAGCAGGTGCGACAGTGGCGACTGAGCCGTTCCGATTGATCACGAGCGACCCGCCGTGGCGCTTCGGCGACGCGCTCCCCGGCAAGTCCCGCGGCGCCGGCAAGAACTACAAGACGATGACCATCGAGGAGATCTGCGCGGTCCAGCTCCCGCCGCTCGCCGACGATTGCTACCTCCTCCTCTGGCGGGTGGCGGCGATGGTGGAGGAGGGCTACCGGGTCGGGCGCGCCTGGGGCTTCACCCCCAAGAGCGAGGTGGTCTGGGAGAAGACCACGAAGAACGGGCTCCCTCATTTCGGCATGGGACGGCACGTTCGAGCTGCTCACGAGACCGCGATCCTGTTCGTGCGCGGGAAGCCGAAGCCGGCGAGCAAGTCGGTGCGCAGCCGGTTCTCCGCGTCGCTTCCGATGGATGAACGTGGCCGGCCGATCCACTCGGCCAAGCCTGAATTTTTCTACCGCGAGATCTGCGAGCGCCTCTCGCGCGGCCCCTTCGTGGAACTCTTCGCCCGCCGCCCCCGGGAGGGGTGGACCACGATCGGGGACGGCCTCTGATGGAGGTCGCGGCAGCCGTGATCGCCGCCCTCATCCGCAAGCAGTGGAACGAGCGGCGCGCGCGGGAGCGATGCTGGTGTGACGCGCTGGATCCAGTCGGATGCAGCAACCTGAAGGTCGGCGGAGCGCCTGGCGCGGCATGTTCGTGTCGGTGCCACGGCAACGGTGTGTACCGGTGATCCGCTGGCTGCGCCACCTCTTCCGCCCCGCGCCGCCCCCGGTCGCCCCCAACGCCCGCCCCCGCATCCTCCACCTCTCCGACGGCCGGCAGATGCAGCCCGCCTGCGGCGTCCCCTGGTCCCCGGCTGACCCGGTGACGATAGAGACGAAGGCCGTCGACTGCATCGCCTGCCGGCGACTGGCGAAGCGGCTGGACGTCGACCGTCTGTTCAAGCGACGGTAGGTTGTAGCGGCGGGAGGCGGCGCGCGCCCGGGATGGTGCGGCGGGAGATCCGCCGCCGCCGGGTGATGGTCATGAAACAAACGGGCGCGCGCCGCGCCTGCGTTATGCTGGGGCCTGCAATGGCCGCACGGGAATTCATCGACAGAACCGGACAGCGCGTTGGCCGGTTGCTGGTGCTCACCAGGACTGGCGTCGCCGGTCGATGGCGTTGTCGCTGCGACTGCGGTCGCGAGACCGTGCGGCGTGGCTGCGATCTCACCAATGGACATACGAAGTCGTGCGGCTGCCTGAAAACTGGAGTCAAGCGCCAGGCCGTCGTTGATGGCGATGTCGTGCGCATCGCATTGACGCGCGGGTTATTCGCGACGGTCGATCTGGTCGACGCCGATCTGCAGCTGTTCAACTGGGCGGCGCATCGAGGGAAGAAGACCTGGTACGCGATCCGGAGCATCGAACGCGGCCCACGCGGAGCGAGCAAGAAGACGTGTTTCCTTCTTCATCGCGTGATCGCGGAACGCGCGGGATATGCGATCGACGGGATCGAGTTCGACCATCACGACGGTGACGGACTCAATTGCCGCCGGCTGAACCTGAGGCCGGCCTCAGACGAGCAGAACGCGCAGAACTGCCGCAAGCGCAGCGACAACACGAGCGGGGTCAAGGGCGTTCACTGGGACACCGCGCGCCGCAAATGGGTCGCCCAGATCGTGGCCTCGGGCAAGTACCACACACTCGGGAGGTTCGAGAGCAAGGGCGTTGCCGCCAGCGCATATGCCGTCGCTGCCAAGGAACTACACGGAGACTTCGCGAGGACCGAATGACGCGGACGGGTTCATGGACGACCGGGAAGAAAAAGAGGATCGAGCCGATCGCTGTCGGTGCTCTCAGCTTTCCTAACCTGGCGCAAGGACTCGTTGGGGTGAGCGACAAAACGTTGCAGGACCACCTGACCCTCTACCAGGGCTACGTGGCCGAGCTCGCCGCCCTCGACGCGGCCCGCGCGCAGCCGACGCGCTTCCCGCCGTCCATCCCATCGGGCGAGCTCGCCGCCCTCCTGGCCTCCCCCGTGCGCGATCTGGCGCTCACCGTGAACGACGGCCAGCTCGGGGAGGCGGTCGCCCAGGTCGAGGGGGAGCTGACCGCGCGCGGGATCGTGTGGCGGCCGCTCTGGTACATCGGCGAGCCCGACTTCTGGACGACCGACCAGGCGACCTCGATCAACCTCCCCTGGTACTTGGCGAGCGATCGGATCTGGGAGCTCGTGAACGAGCAGGACCAGCGCTACACGCGGGAGGAGGTGGTCTCGATCCTGCGGCACGAGGTCGGTCACGCGCTCGGCTACGCCTTCGAGATCTGGCGGGACGGCTACTGGAAGCGGACCTTCGGCGACTTCTTCGCCCCCTACCTCGACGAGTACACCCCCGACCCCACCAGCACCGACTACGTGCGCCACCTCCACGGGATGGTCTCGGCGGCCAACGCCCACTACGCCCAGAAGCACGCGGACGAGGACTGGGCCGAGACCTTCGCGACCTGGCTCGATCCCGGCTCCCGCTGGCGCGAGGAGTACGCCGAATGGCCCGGCGCGCTGGCGAAGCTCGAGACGGTGGAGACGCTCCTCTCGAGCTGGGGACGGGCCTATGGGCCGCCGGTCAACACCATGGTCGGGCGCCGCGTGCCGTACACGACGCTCGACTACACGGTCGGCGAGTACCTCGGGGTGAAGGCTGGCCCCGACCCAGCCGAGGCGCTCCTGCGGCGGGCGCCAACCGTTTACGACGCGGTGGTCCTGCACGAGCTGTTCTTCGGCGGGCTCGCGCGCGGCGCCGGCGTCGCTGGCCCTGGGCCCGCCTTCACCGCCGCAGTCGGGCCCGGCGGCTTCGACGGCTGGTGGGCGGACTTCCGCGCCGTCGCGCGCGCGTCGACTGGCTGGGCGCTGGCGGTCTGGGACGCTCGGGCGGGGCGCGTGCGCAACGTCCTGGTCGACGGCCACGCGAACGGCGTCCCGGCTGGCTGCCAGGTCCTGGTGGCGCTCGACTGCTTCGACCACGCCTTCGCTGGCGACGTGGGGATCCGCAAGGACGTCTATGTCGCGAGCTGGGCGCGGAACGTGAACTGGGGCCTCGTCGACCTCCGCGTGCTGCAGGCGGCGCCGGGCTTCGGGCTCACGCTCCCGGTCCCGCCGCTCTCCACGCCAGCGCTCGTTCCGACGGTGAGTCTGGTCCTGCCCCTTCGCACGGAAGACCCGACCGTCGAAGACCAGGAGCCGCTGGTCTAATCGGTGGCGAACTTCGGCATCCCGCTCCCGGCGATCCCCATCTGGCCGGTCAAGCACAGCTTGGAAAAGCTGCGCGAGGTCCAGAGCGATCCCTTCACCTTCAGCCACGGGTACCGGCTTGAGGCCGTCACCCCCGGCGAGCGGAAGTTCCCCAGCTTCGAGAAGTGCGTCCAGACCGGGTTGATGGCCGCCGAGCTCGCCGCGCGCCGCATGCCGGTGTACGTGGGGGTGGACCTCGCGGGGAAGAAGCGGAAGGGCAACGCGATCTTCGCGCTGGGGCTCGACGCCAACCTTCGCCGCTGCCCGGTCGAGATCCGCTGCGGCCATTGGACGTCCCCCGACACGGCCCGCAACCTGGCCGAGGTGGTGCAGAACCACGACGTCCGCTTCATCCAGGTCGAGAACAACGGGTACCAGCAGGCGCTGATCGATTGGGTGAAGGAGAGCAAGTACGACTTCTGGATGAAGATCGAGTCGTTCACCACCGGCTCGAACAAGACGGACCCCGACGTGGGTCTGCCGGCGCTGGAGGTCGAGTTCTTCAACGAGGGGTGGATCATCCCGGGCGGGGAGTTCGAGGGGCACCCGCCGGCGTGCGCCTGCGATTGGTGCAGGTTCCGCGACGAGTTCGTGAACTACCCGAAGGGGACCAGCACCGACGTCGTCATGGCCGCCTGGATCTGCCGCGATGCCGCCTCGAAGTGGGCGCCCAAGCGGTCGACGCCGTTCAAGGGTCGGAACTTCAGCAGGCGGTGACCGACCTCGGGTAGCATCCGGGGCCATGCCCAAGCCGCGCGCCGTCGACGTGATCGAGATCGAACGGGCCGACGTCGGTCCCCTGAAGCAGCTGGCCAACGTGGCGATCAAGCTGCGGCTCGGGGGAGCGCGGAGGGGCTACGTGTTCACCATGACGAGATCGGCGTACGAGGCGAAGACGCCGGACCTTCGGATGCGGGAGGCGCAGGCGCTGGGGAACCTGGTGCACCCCCACCCGTGCACGCTGATCATCATGCCGGACGAGGCGCCGGACCTTCGCGCCTACCAGATCGTGGCGAAGTGAGCGCGCGGAAGAAGAAGGCGGCGGGGCCAGCGCTGGCGCCGCTTCCGGTGGTCGATGGGCCGCGCCGCCAGAGGATCCAATACATGGACCTCGACGAGCTGCTGAAGCGGAAGCACCCCGACAACAGCAAGCTCCACGACCAGGCGCTGATCGAGGAGATGATCGCCGACAACGGCTTCGTCTCGCCGCCGCTCCTCGATGAGCGGTCCGGGCTCCTCGCGTTCGGCCACGGCCGGCTCGACCAGCTGGCGGCGATGAAGGCGGCGGGCGCGCCGGTGCCAGAAGGTGTCGAGGATCTCGACGGGGCCTGGATGGTTCCGGTGATCCTGGGCGTCAGCTTCGCCAGCGACGAGGCCCTGCTGAAGTACCTCGTCGGCGACAACCGAGCGGTCGAGAAGGGCGGCTGGGACAACAAGAAACTGGTCGAGGCGCTGTCGCGGATCGGGAAGGAGAACCTGCGGGCGACGGGGTTCGCGTCCTCGGACCTGGTGACCTTCCTGGCGCGGCTGAAGAACACCGAGCCGCGCGGGCGGGGAGACGCAGAGGCGGTCCCCGATCTCCCGAAGCGGTCGGTCACCAAGCCGGGGCAGCTCTGGCAGCAGACGCTCGTCATGATCCACGCCGATCCACCCTACGGAATGGGGAAGGAGGCCGAGGGAATCGAGAACGACAACCTCTACGAGGCGAAGCTCGACGCCTTTCAGAACGAGTGGTGGGCGGCCTGGCGCAAGCACCTCTCGGAGGTCGGCAGCTCCTACGTCTGGGGGAACGCCCCGGACCTCTGGCGGTGGTGGTGGCGGCACCTCGAAGCTGCTGGTGGGCTCGTCATGCGGAACGAGATCGTCTGGGAGAAGGGCCACGGCCACGGAGAACGGACCGCCTCGGCCCATTCGTACCCGCCGGCGTCGGAGCGCTGTCTCCTCTTCATGCTCGGCGGCCAGCAGTTCCTCGGCAACCAAAACCAGGACGACTACTCCGCCGGCTACGAGCCGCTGCGCGCGTGGATGGAGGCGGAGCGCGACAAGGCCGGCTGGGACAACCCGGCGATCAACCGGCTGACGAAGACGAAGATGGCGAGCCACTGGTTCACGCGCTCCCAGTTCATGCCGATCAGCGAAGGACACTACGAGGCATTGCAGAAGGCGACGAAGCCGTCCGGCATCCCCTCCTTCGTCGAGAGCTACGGCGCGATCTCGAAGCGATTCTCGAAGTCGTTCAAGCACCGGCGCGAGCTGACCGCCGCCCTCCGCGAGACCCGCAGCTACTTCGACAACACCCACGACGCGATGACGGACGTGTGGAGCTTCCCTCGCGTGGTCGGAGAGGAGCGCTTCGATCACGCCACGCCCAAGCCGGTCGCGCTGGTCGCGCGCGCCATCAAGACGAGCGCCCCGCCGGGCGCTGCGGTCGGCGTCCCCTTCGCCGGCACGGGCCCAGAGTTCGTGGCGGCCGAGCAGTGGGAGCGGCGCGCGTTCGGGGTCGAGATCACCCCGGCCTATTGCGACGTAATTGTTCAGCGCTGGCAGGATTTTTCAGGAGGCCGCGCGAAGAAGCTGGCAGGCTGACTGGACCCACCCCCGCCCCGGGAGGTAGGCTTTCGTCCATGGGTGCAGGAGAAGGATCGCGCGGCGGCAAGGTCGTCGGGCACACGAGCTCGGGGCGTCCGATCTATGCCAAGGAGGCGACGGCGAAGGCGGCGATGGGGATGGACCCACACCCGGGGGTGAGGCAGACGACAGCGCACGCGCCGTTCCATACCGCCCAGGTCCAGAAGCTAGAGAAGGGCGCGGCGACCGGATACGGGCGGACTCTCCCGCGCGAGCCGACCATGCTTGAGAGAGCAGGGGCGCATGCCGAAGCGCCGCACGTCACGAACCTCACGAAGATTAAAGAGCGGGTCGTCTCCGAGGATCGTCCCCTCCGTCCGCGAGGGAATCTCGATCGCCCCGCTGTCCTGAACAAGCCCGGCTACAACCCCCGCTGACCGTTTCCGGTGGACCCCGCCCCCATCGCGGTGGCAGGCTGTTCGCCATGCCCAAGCCCGACGAGTCGCCCGGCGCGGAAGACGACCTCTGGTATCCACGGACCCAGAGCTTCGACGTGGTGATCTTGAAGAAGAACGTCAACACGGTCACGGCGAAGCCCGAGGACTTCAAGCGGGTGCAGGTAAGGGCCGACAGCGTCTCGGAGGCGGAGAAGAGCCCCGAGGTCCTGGCCGCGCTCAGCGGCGGCTTCATCGTCCACAAGTTGGTCCCGCCCGGGTACACGACCGAGGCGGAAGTCGACGCCCGCCGGCGTGAGCACGAGGAGCGGCACGGCGGCGGCGACAGGTCGAAGGTCTGACCCATGCACCCCGCCGACTTTGGATGGGCTCTCGGGTGCCTCCGCAACGGCCAGCGGATGCGCGCGCGCCAGGGACGCTGACCGTGGGCTTCATCGAGAAGGCCGCGACCGGCGCCTACGAGGCGACCATGGACCGAGTCGTCACCAAGCTCGACTACGGCGTTCAGGACCAGCGGCCCGGGATCGACGAGCAGCAGCGCCGGGAGTTCCTGGCCGAACACAGCGACGGCAAGACGGACGAGAGCTTCCGCCAAGCGCTCAGCTACCACGGGTTTGTCTGGTGGCCGGTCGAGCGGCTGGCGCTCCTGCCGGGCCCGCTCAAGACGGAGGGCGAATGGAGGAACGACAAGCTGAAGCTGGCCTACACCCCGAGCGACCTGACGACGGGGTGGCCGGGGGGGCCGGAGGCGTTCGACCGGTACATCCGGGAGGAGAAGCTGAAGCGGCAGGCCACGAAGGGGAAGGTCACCAAGCAGGACCTCGTCCGCGCGCGCCAGCGCAGGTAGTCTGGCTGCCCTTCTCCACGCGCGCGCTCGAGGACGAGACCAGGTCGCTCGTCGCCCTGCAGCCTCCACCGCCCGCCCCGCCTCGCCGCGGCCCGCTCCGCCGCTTCCTTCGCTGGTGGTGGCGGACCACGTTGATGTATCTCGGTCGCCCGGAGTAGGCTGACCCGTGGCCGCAACGACGATCAAGGGCGCCCCAGCGCCGACAGCGTTCGTCCCCACCGACCAGCAGGTGGTGCAGCTCCTCCAGCAGCGGGCGGTCTTCGACGTCACCGAGCGTTACGCGAGGCTCGACCGGAAGGAAGCCTTCGCCCGCGCACTCGAGTACGACCACCAGAAGACCGACTGGTGGGGGGACCGCGCCGACGCGCTGGAAACGATCTCGCCCGAGGTTCTCTTCCCCGCCGGCACCCAGCCGAGCGGCGGCGAGTCGCCGAAGAAGACCGCGCGCGAGAAGCGCCCGACCGCCCCCACCCGGAAGGCGAAGACCACCACCCAGCGCTTCACTGACATGCTCTTCAGCTCCCAGCGAATCCCCAAGGTGAAGGTCGAGCAGGACGCGGACACCGAGGACTACCTGGACGCGGTCAGGGAGGCGGGCCGCTTCTGGCGATCGATGCGGATCGCCCGCAACAAGGGCGGCGGCATGGGCTCGGTCATGATGACCGTCCACGTCGTCGAGAGCCGCTGGGTCTTCGAGGTCCACAACGCCAAGTACGTCGCGGTGAAGATCTGGAAGGACAAGCGCAACTGGAGCCTCCGCGGCGTGCTGCTCATGTATCGGACGCTCCGCACGGAGCCCGGCGCTGACGACGACGGCAAGCCCGACGGGAGCATCCGCCAGGTCGAGTACCTGGTCCGTCGGATCATCACGGAGAACGACGACATCCGGTACACCGAGATCACGGTCGACGCCGCCAAGGCGGACCCGGCGAACGCATGGACGATCGATCCCCAGCTCTCCCTGCACCACGGGCTCGGCGTCTTCCCCGGCACCTGGATCCAGAACATCGCCGATGAGGAGGACGAGGACGGCGGCGGCGCCGACTGCGAGGGGGCCTTCGAGACGATCGACACGAACGACCGCCTGATCTCTCAGGCGAACTACGCCACCCTCGCCAACTGCGATCCCACCGTCATCACCTCGACGGATCCCCACGTAGTCGACGGCAATGGGGCGATGGTGAAGGGATCCGACTTCGCGATGGAGGTCGGCCTCCAGGGCTCGGCCCGGTACATGGAGATGACCGGGTCTGGCATCGAGATGGCGCTCAAGGTCTCCGACAAGCTGGAGAGCCAGATCGACGAGATCACCGGCGCCGTCTTCCCCGACGACCAGGACATCGCCAACAGCCAGAGCGCCAAGGCGATCGAGCTCCGCTATGCCCCGATGATCTCCCGCTGCGACGACCTCCGCGGCCAGTATGGGGACGCGATCGTCGAGGTGATGAAGATCGTGGTGCTCATCGGGAAGAAGGCCGAGGCCCCGGTGCAGCTCCCGGACGGCGAGGACGGGCAGACGCGGATCGGGAAGTTCAAGCTGGACATGCCGATGCGCCGCGCGCCCGCAGCAGACGGCCAAGCCACCGACGAGCTCGTACCCCAGAAGCTCGGCGCCGGCGGGTACATGAGCCTCAAGTGGGGGCCCTACTTCCCCCCCACCGAGAACGACATCAAGGACATGATCCAGAACAGCACCGCGGCGAACGCCTCGCGGCTCATCACCCAGGTGACGGCCGCCACCCGCGTGGCTCCCCTCTTCGGCGTGACCGACGTGGAGGCAGAGGTGGCCGGCGCCAACGCCGAGAGCCAGGAGCAGGCGGAGCGAGCGCTGGCCGGGTTCGAGGGCGGCGTAAAAATGGAGCGCACCGTCGTCGAGGGGACGCAGTCGGAGCAGGACGGGGACGGCCAGAACAGCCCCGGCGCCGGCCAGGGCGGCCAGCCGTGAGCGAGCGCGTCGACATCGGCCACGGCGTCACGATCTCGATCTGCTACTACCCGACCGAGAAGGACGCTCCCGGGATCGACCCATCGCTGGCGGGGAAGCTGTCCGGCTTCGACTATTGGCACTCGTGCAAGGACGGGAAAGAGGCGCTCGGGTTCATCCCGCTCGACGACGGAGCGCGCGGATGGACGCTCGATAAGCTGGAGCCGCTGACGGTCTCGCCGTCGTTGCTCTGCCGGGCCTGCGGCCACCACGGCTTCGTCAAAGACGGCCGCTGGATCCCCTGCTGATGCCCGCGCCCGACGGCACCATCTCCCTCGCCCTGGACCTGGACGGCTCCCTCGTCGAGAAGGACGTCACCCCGCTGCGCTGGCGCCCGAAGGCACGCGAGTTCGTGGTGGCCGCAGCCGCCGCCGGGATGAAGCTCTGGCTCTTCTCCTGCCGCTGCGCGGTCGCCTGCGTGCTGGTCGACGCCGAGCCGTGGGACGCCGACGACTTCTGGCGCAGCGGCCGCGCGAGCCCAGACGTCGAGAAGAGCTGGGCACTCTGGGAGGAGGCTCGGTCCTTCCTGATTGCGGAGGGCGTCTGGCACCTCATGCAGCCCTGGACATCCCCGGGTAAACCCATGGTCGACGCCTTCGTGGATGATCGCAGCGAGGTCCCAGACTGGGGTCGACTCGCGCAGGAGTTGGGGGTTACCCTGAGCCATGCCTACCCGGGAACAAGTCGCCAGTATGCTCAGGCGGGGGCCGTCGTCGCGGCCCGGTAGCGCTCCCGCCCCAGCACCAGCGGCCGCCGCGCCGTCACCCGCCACGCTCCCGCCGCCCCCCGACGGCTACGCCTACGCCTGGAACGAGACGCACCGGCAGTTCCTGCTGGTCCAGGTGGCGCTCCCGCTCGCGGCCGCGCCGCAGCCGTCCCGCCTCGTCGGGCCCGGCGGCCAGCCCCTTGGCTCCCCCAGCGGCGCCCCGGGCTCGATGGCCAACGGGCTCCTCCGCCAGGGTGTCGACAGCGAGGGGAACGCGGTGGACAAGTATCACGAGTACCTCGCTGGACTGAGGGATCTCGATCCGTCTGGAACGGACAGCAGCGGCAGGCCGCTCCTGTACCTGCTGCCCCCCGTCGAAGAGGCCGAACGTCTCTACCCCACGCCGCGCGCCATGGTGCCCGAGTACGACGGCCAACGGGACCCGTTCGGCGGGCGCCAGGCGAACCTTCGGATCGGGGCAGATGGGGCGCCGGTTCCGCCCGGTCCCTCCACCAACCCGAACGCCCCCCCCGTCGTGGCCTCGGGGGAGTAGGTGGCGACCCGAGCAGCCGTCGCGTCCTGGTCGGCGGCGCGCAAGCGGGCGGGCGGGCGCAACCGGCGGGCGGACGCCGCGGTCGTGCGGCAGATCCAGCGCGAGGCCCGCGAGCACGGCGCCACGCTGGCGAACGGGGGGAAGGGCGGATTGGATCCCAGGCTGGCAAGGGCGGTTTTCCGCCGGGACGGGTACCGCTGCACGAACAAGCACTGCCCCACGCCCAAGCGGCGGGTAACGCTTGATCACATCAGCGGCCATCCGAAAGAGATCCGGGAGGACAGCGAGGCGCGGAAGCGGAAGGACCTGAAGCGCGGCGTGAAGATGGGCCACGTCAACAAGCTGGACGCCCTCCACACGCTCTGCGAGGACTGCCACACGGAGGCGAGCAACAGCGTCCACGCCCGAGAGAACGCCATCGAGGCCGGCAAGAAACCGCCCCCGATGCGCGGCGATCGGAGGTAGCGTTCCGGCCCATGGCCGATGAGCTGATCGTCCCGCCTGGGTATCCGAAGATCTCCACGCTGTGGGATTGCATCGTCGAGACCGAGGCGATGATCGACGCGACCGCGCGCGCCGCCGCCGAGCACTTCAGGCAGCGCCGGTCCTGGCGGGTTCGACTCCACCGCAGACTGCGCTGGTGGGCCGTCCTCCTCGGCCTCGCTCCCTTCGCCCCGGCCAAGAGCAACTATTTTCCGTTCACGCCCGACATCACGCCAAAGCAGATCCGGAAGCTCCCGTTCTTCGAGGGGCTGGCGATCGCCATGGTCATCACCGACCTGGTGATCCGCGAGGAGCTGGTCATCTGGCTGAACAAGAAGCAGCCGCGCGCCAAGAGGATCTCGGTCGCGCTGGACGACTGGGACGGCACCCGCCACGACGTTTCCTCGGTCCCGCCCGCGGGCGCGTAGTATCTGCCGCATGAGCGTCCACGGGAGCACCGACGGGGGAGAGACATCGGTCTGCGGCAAGACGAGGGCCGAGCTGGCCTTCGAGTACGTGAGGACCAAGGCGCTCGAATCCGGCGACTTCACTGGCGAGCCGTGCGGGCGATGCCTGTCCCTGATCAACCAGAGGGTCTCGACCTACGTCGGCGCCAACCCCGACCACCTCCAATCGGCCACCATTCGTTTGTTCGATGCCACCGGGCGCGAGATCACCAGCCTGCAGATCAACACCCGCGAGTACGAGATCGAGGCGACATCGGAGACCGGGTACGACGAGGAGAAGAAGCGCAGCACCATCAAGTTCAAACTGATGGCCGTCGCAAGAAAATAAGACTCGGCCCGCTCGGGACCGGGACCTGCCGGCCACCCCCTCGAGCGGCGCGGTCCGCGAGCTGACACTCGCGGCGGCCCGCGATCGGAAGCCCCCCTGTCACCGGGCAGGGAAATTCGGCAGATCGGTCGCCTGACCCTCGTAAGGGGTCACGTAGTTAAACCGGAGGCCACGATGCTCGACAAGCTCAGCGAAGACTTCACCGGGGACCGGTCGCTCTCGCGGTGCGGGATCTGCTTCACCAAGGCGACGCCCAAGAACCCGATCTTCCAGCTCAGCTGCGCGCGCCCCCTCTGCGTGAAGAAGCACACCGACACGGACGGCGAGGTGATCGACTGCGCGGAGCACGGGCCGATCGTGACGCACTTCAACGTCACCCGGTGCAGGAAGTGCGGGGGCTCGCGTGCCGTGGCCAAGGCGATGAAGGAGCACCAGCAGGCGCACCACCCGAAGGCGCTGCCGGCATGACCGTCCGCGGGCTGATCGGGTTCATCATCGCGACCGGCTGCACGGTCCTCTACGTCTGGGCGATCACCGGCCTACTGGCACACGGAACGCACTGGAACCCGGCGACCGGCTACCGCGAACGGTGCCTGATGGGGCTCGGCTGCACCTTCGCCCTCGATCGACTAAAGGCGCTCGCCGGTCACCTGCGCGCCGCGATCCGCGAGGAGAGAGCCGCCCGCCGGCGACCGCGGTAGACTGCCGCCGTGGCCGTCAGCCCGCTCATCCGCGAGATCGTGGCGCTCCACCGCGCCCAGCTGGCCGGCATCATCGAGGTCCGCGGCGTCGGGCGCCTGCGCGGCATCTACGCCTCCTCCCGGACCGAGCTCGAAGACCGCCTCGCCTCCCTCAAGCGGGACGGCAAGGGCCAGACCTTCGCCGCCGTCCACCTGCAGCTGGTGCTCGCCCAGGTCGTCGAGGCCCTCCGCAACTTCGAAGCCCCCTTCCGCGAGCACCTCCACCAGACGGGGCAGCTCGCCGGGGTAGTGGCGCCGCGCCAGGTGGCGCAGATGATCGGCAGGGTCGAGACGGCCCGCGGCGCCATGACCCCCGTCATCGCTGCCGAGCAGGCTGCGGTGGTCCGCGGCGTCTACCCCAGCGTCGCCCCCACGCTCCTCCAGCGCTACCGCGACAGCGCCAAGCGCTACGGGCCCCAGGCGCTCCTGTCCATCCGTGACGGGCTCTCCCGGTCCCTGGTGCAGGGGGAGACGGTGGACCAGGCGGTCGACCGACTGGTGAAGGCGGGAGGGACGTTCGATGGGCAGCGTTGGCGGGCAGAGAGGGTATGCAGGACCGAGCTCTCGCACGCAGCCGGGGTGACGACGCAGAGAGCGATGGAGGGCTTTCGGATGTCCATGCCGAAGCTACTCAAGCGCTGGGTCGAGACGCGGGACGATCGGGAGGGGGACGACTCCAAGGATCTGGACGGCCAGACGGTGCCGGTCGACCAACCGTTCGTGTGGGTCGTGAAGGATTCGAAGGGGCGCCCGACCGGCAAGATCGTCCGAATGATGCAAGGACCAAACAGACCAAACGACAGAAGCCTCTGCATTCCCTGGCAATCGGCGTGGGGCAACCCGGAGACGGTGGCACCGGCGGGCCCCGTGAAACCCACGACAAGAGGACTGGCGTCCTCGTGATTCGCTCCGCACTATACAGGCATGCCAGCGCGAATCGACATCGACGTCAGTGCATTCGTCGAAGACTACTCGGCGGGTAAGACCCTCGAACAGATCGGCGCCAAACACGGCGTGTCGGCCAACCTGGTGTGGAAGCGAATCGTGGCGGCCGGCGTGACCATCAGGCGGAGGATCAGGAACCGAAAGCGCGTCGCGGTCGACGTAAATCAGCTGGTCGTCGAGTATGTGACGGACGGGTTGCCTCTCATGGCCATCGCCAAGAAGCACGGGCTCGGGTTTCGGGTCGTCCGCGATCGGCTCGACGAGCTCGGTTACGTTCGCATCTACGCCCCCGATCACCCGAACGCTCAGTGCGGCGGCTACGTCCTCTAACATCGGCTGGTCATGGAGAAGCGCCTCGGCCGATACCTCACGGCCGACGAGGTCGTCCATCACCTGAATCACATCAGGAGCGACAACAGGGACGAAAATTTGGAACTTCACGGATCGAACGGCGAGCACGTCCGGGCGGAACATGGTCGGGGCGTCTGCTCCGTCCCCGGGTGCGGGAAGCCCCACAAGTACCGCGGCTACTGCAACGGTCACGCTACGTGGTCGAGGAGCCATGGGTGGCAGGCGCCGACGCACCTGCTCGGGACGGGGGTTCATTCCTGGCGAAGGGGAGGCCGAGGGAAGGTCGGTCCAATCGCCGGGGCCGTCGATCCCTCCGTGCCGCGCGCGCCGGCCGCGTAGTATCCGGGTCCATGACCGCAGACTTCCTGGTCGACTACCTCCCGCTCGGGCTGCTGGCTCTCCTGTTCGCGGCGGCGGCTGGCGCCTACCTCCTCGAGGCGAGCCGCGACCTCGACCGGAAGAGAGAGCGGGACGAGGAGCGTGAGCGCGCCAGGCTCGCGCAGATCGCGGACGAGGCGGCGGCGCTGACGGCCTACCAAGCGGAGATGATCAGGTGCCGCGCCCATCGCTGCATCGATCCTTGGCAGCCGCGCCGCGACTTCTGGGAGCTGCAGGGAGAGGGCGCCAACCGCGGCCTGGACCACGCGTACGTCTGCAGCGCCTGCTACGTCAAGCTGACCGGCCAGGCACCTGAGGGAAACCCCTACACGCGGCGCGCGTTCCTGGTGCTGCCATCTGGGCACGCCGTGGCCCCTCCCGTTCGCCACCGAAGCTCGGTGCTCTTGCGTCCGTCGGTCGACTGGAAGGGGAACCCGACGGACCCCTACGCTGAGTGGCTCGCCACCATCCCGGAGTTGCCGCTCGGGCGGTTCAAGGGCTGACCCATGGGCAAGTCCAAGATCAAGCTCCAGCCCGACGCGCCCGCGCCACCGCGCCGCGCACCCAAGCTGATCGCCGAGGCCGCCCCGCCCCGCCCCGATGAGCCGCCCCCCTTCGACTGGCGCGCCGATCCAACCTGCCGCGCCTTCGCGTGCTTCCTGTCCTACAGCGCCGGGTGGGCGCAGCTCCCCGAGAACATGACGTGGAGCTTCGACGAGACCAGCGGGACGACCACCATCGTCCGTCCGGCGTGGTCGGACAGTCCCCAGGATCGCGTGAGCGGACACCGCCCGAGCGCCTCCGATGTCGACACGCTGATCGACCAGATCGGCGAGCGCTGGGGCCGGATAGTCCGGGAGAACGTGCGGGACTGGGTGCACCCCGATGCGCCCGCCTCCCCCCCCCAGGACCGCCCCGGCCGAGATGCCCGCCTCCTCCACCAGCTCGCCAACCAGGTGGCGACAGCCGGCCCAACCCGGGAGAACGTCGAGAAGGCCCTGGTCGAGGTGGTCCTCCGCTGCGGATCTCTTGCCCGCGCAGCGAACATCAACGACACCAGCCCCTCGGCCACCCGGACCAGGAACCTCACCGCGGCGGCGATCTTGGAACTGCTGGGGACGCAGAGCGCATGAGGCGGATCCTCTGGCGGGTCGCGCTACTCGCGTACCTCGCCTTCTCCATCTTCTTTGCCATACGGGCCACCCAGGAATTGCGGATCGTGAACGGCTGCATCTGCCCGTCGGCCAAGCCGTGAGGCCCCCGCCTTCTTGACGCTCACTCCCCTTCGGCTCCATCCTGCGGGGCATGGCGTCCAAGGAACAGGTCCGAAACCTCCTCAGCTCTCGCAAGCACGCCGGTCCCGGCGGTGGTGACCATGGAGGGGGCGGAGGCGCTCCTGGAGGTGGAGGCCCTCCTGGCGACGGCGAAGGCCAGGGCGGCGGCGGTGACGAAGGCGGCGGGGATCAGGGCGGAGGCGATGACGCCGACAAAGCTGCGGGATGCAGCGCATGCTCTGCCCTCCAGGGGGTCGCAGACGCGATCGAGAAGCTGAAGGGCGAGACGCTCCCGGACGACTCGGACAAGAGCTTCAAGAAGAAGTTCGAGAAGCTCCAGGACGAGCTCGACGACATGACCAAGGACATCGAGGACCTCGTCGAGGATCACGAAGAGGATCACGAAGAGGAAGAGGACGAGAAGGACGACGAGGACGGGGACGACGACGACGACGAGAAGGACGACGACGAGTAGCCCCATGGCCGTCGTCATCACCACGCCAGACCCGCACCCGATGCCGCTCGCCGATGAGAACGAGCCGGCCATCGGGCGGAAGTCCCGGGTCCTCGAGAACCAACGGACCGCGCCGGGGAACCTCCCCGACGAGCCGGCCGACAACCCGGTGCGCGACGACATGCCGTACCGGATCACGGGCGGCAACAGCCACGACGGGAGCAGGTGAGACCATGCCTAGCCCGAGAGAACAGGCACTGAAGATCGGGGTGGACCGCGGGAAGCTGGAGAGCCAGACCGAGGACCTCCCCCAGAACGCGCTGCCGCAGCAACCGAGCTTCGGCGCGACCCCGGCCAACCCGCCCGACGGGAAGGCCGACGTCACCAACCTGAAGGAGACCTGAGCCATGGGCGAGAGCAGCAACGGCGGGGAAGACCCGAACGAGGACCGCGACATGGAGCGCGCGCGCGGCGAGGACCCGAAGCTGGCGAACCTCTCCGAGGCGCAGGTCAAAGAGAAGCTCACCGAGGCCGTGCCCTTCAAGGTCGGCGACGCGAAGTAACCACCGATCACGAGCAAGGAGACGACCATGCCGACCCTTCCCACGCCTGTCCCCGGAAGCGACCCGAACGAAGCGCTCGACGAGCAGCGCCAGCGCACGCCGGACTTCCCGTCCGCGCCGATCGCCGAGCGCTGGGGCGAGGACCAGAACCCGCTCCGCGAGACGCCGACCCCGTTCGGCAACATGACCGACGGCGGCAGCGGCGCCGGCTGATCGCGCCCCCGTGCAGAGCAACCAGATCCAGCTGACCGGCGTCCTCACGGGGACGCCGGCAAACACCGGGTACTTCTCGGCGTCGCTGGTCGACCTGCTGCAGCTGAACTTCTGCGACTGCTACGCCTGCCTGGTCAACCGCGTCGAGAGCGAGATCGTCTCGTCCTCGGGCTCCCCGTTCGCGCTGCCGTTCGGGACGATGACCAAGGCGCGGGTGGTGGCGATCCGGCTGCTGGCCGGCGTCACCATCAACGTGACGATCACGACCACCGCCAAGGGCCCGGCCACCTTCCCCGTCTCCGACCTCTACGTGCACCGGGTGCGGAACCCGGGGGACGAGATCCTGAGCATCGCGATCGACACCAGCAGCCAGTCCTGCGATATCGCATATTTGCTCGCTGGTGATGTAAGTTAGCCATGTGACTGAGGTTTGCCCGAGCTGTCGAGAACGCCCGGTCCCGGCTGGCAAGATGTTTTGTTCGCGCGGCTGCCGCTATGCCGCGAATTGGCGGCCCTGGAAATCCCAGGTACAAAGGCGGTCCCGATCCGGAGGTCGGCCGTCTGGCCAAGCGCTCGTACAAGCGCCGCAACAGAGGAAAGGTCGCGGAGGCTGAGCGGATCAGGAGACGGAAGAAGTACGCCACCGACCCGGCTTACCGAGCCGAGGTAGGCCGACGCCGAAAGGCGCTCTACCTCAGCGTCATCTCGACACCGACCGACCAGGCCTGCGCCTTCTGCCGGTCGGCCCCTGCTCGACTGACGAGCAAATACTGCTCGCGGAAGTGCAGGTACGCGCATTCGTCTGATCGCCAATATCGCGGTGGTCCGTCTCGGGCGGTCACCTACCGAATCCGCTTGGCGCGCCGCAGGGCGGTGACCAGCGCGGCGAAGGTCACGGGACCGCAGATCAGGGCGGCGATGGCCGAGATGGGAGATCGCTGTCTGTATTGCGGCGTCGGAGGGGGAGAGGTCGACCACGTCATCCCGATCGCGCGCGGCGGCGGGCACGAGATCTCCAACCTCGCGCCCGCCTGCCGGGGATGCAATCGGCGGAAGAACCGGAAGACGCCGAGCGAGTTCCTCAAGCGCTCGGCTCCGTGGATCATGGACGCAATCGCGCGCCGGCCTTCTTGACGGTCCGGACCGGCGCTGTTTCAATCAGCCCGTTCACGCCGCCCAAAGGAGACCGAGATGAATATCCGAGCAAACCTGGACCTCTCCCCCCCGAACAGCCTGGCTGACCTGCTGCGGGAGACGCCCTTCGGGTCGCTCCTGAACGCCCTCATCAAGGGGCTGACCATGACGGAGACCGGCGTCACGCCGAACAGCACGACCCAGATCGCGGTCCTCGCCAACCAGCCGAGCTCCTCGGGGCTGCTGCGCGCGCTGGCGACCGCCGAGACCGGGACCGTGCACGAGAAGGAGATCCTCGTCGGCCCGATCAGCGGCCCCGCCGCGATCATCCCGCCCGCCAACGTCTGCGTCTGGGACGGTGGGAAGAACGTCCTCTTCAACACCGCCGATGCGGTGACCGCGGTCAGCTTCCTGTACCTGAAGGACGCCGACACCACGGTGGGCTACATGCAGCGCTCGCCCGGCATCCGCAACACGCCGTAAGTTCTCCGACCGCGCGCGCCTCCTCCCCCTACGCCCTGCGCGCGCGGTCGTTCTTCTTCGGGCAGCAGGGGCAGCGCCACCGGGCTGAGACGCGGCGGGTACGGAGAAGCACATGGGAGATCAGGATCCGGGTACGGGTACGCCAGCGCCAGGAACGCCACCGGGAGCGCCGCCGCCCCCCGCTGCACCGCCGCTGCCGGCCGCAGCAGCTGCACCGCCGGCGCCGCGCGCGCCGCAGCGGCCGAACAAGCCAGGGAAGCCGGCACCGTTCGACCAGCAGCCCGGCTTCCGTAAGCGGGTCGACCAGGAGGCCGCCCGCGTGATCCAGCGGAAGCTCGGGTGCACGCTCGAGGAGGCGATCGCCAAGCTCGCCGCCACCGCGCCGCCGCCGGGCGCTCCGCCCGCACCCGGGACGCCGCCTGCGCCCGCCGCCAACGCGCAGACCGCCGCCGAGCTCGCCGAAGCCCAGGCGCGGATCAAGAAGCTGAAGGGGAAGCTGGCCCGCCGGAAGAGCACCTACGAGGCGCAGATGACGCGCCTCCAGCTCGAGACCGCCGCCGTCGGCGCCGGCATCCCGAAGCAGTACGTCAACTTCGCGCTCTCGGAGTACGAGAACCTCTTCGGCGTCTACGCGGCTGACCCGACGAAGGTCCCCGCGGAGGTCAAGAAGGCGTTCGATCGCGAGCCAGAGATGGACGACGCGGCGGTCTTCGCCTACGTCCGCAAGACGCACATGCCGACGGTCGCGGCTCCCGCCCCGCCGCCGCCGGTGGACCTGACGCTGTCGACGGCGCCGCCCGCGAGCCACCAGCCGGGGGGCGAGCAGCCGCCCGCCGCGCCGACGGGAACGCCGCCGTCTGTCTTCGACGCGGGCAAGCTGAGCGAGCCGGAATGGCGCAAACACAAGCGCTCGATGGGCATCACCGGGTAGCGCTTCGCGCCCGCCGCGCCGGGCCCCCTACTTGACGCTCAACGGGGGCTCGGCGACAGTTTCGATCGAACTCAGGATCTAGCGACGACCAAGAGAGGGGCAACCACCAACCCAAGAAACACACGGAGAAACAGCGCCCATGGCCAACTTTCCCGACGGCAGCATCCCGGTAATCTTCAACCCGTCGATCGCTGCGACGATCCAGTCGAACACGCTCCAGCGCGTGTTTCGGGACGCGCTCTTCCCGAACCTGTTGTTCCGGATGGAAGCGATGCGCGAGCTCTGGCCGACCCACTTGGGCGGCACCTCGACGTTCACCCGGCCCGGTCTGATCAAGCCCCGCACCCGCCCCGCCGTCGCTGGCGTGGACCCGGTCGGGAAGACCTACGGCATCGAGCAGTGGTCGGCCACCGCGATGAAGTGGAACGACTCGATCGACACCAACATGCCGACCAGCTACCTGCAGCTGGCCTCGGCCTTCATGCGGAACATCCACCAGCTGGGCCTCCAGGCCGGCCAGTCGATGAACCGCGTGGTTCGCGACAAGGGCTACAACGCCTACGTCGCCGGCAACACGGTGACCGACACGCTGGCCAACAGCGCCGCGACGACCATCCACGTCGTCAACCTGACCGGGTTCACCACCAACCTGTTCGGCGGGAGCCAGCAGCCGGTGTCGAGCACGAACCCGATCAACATCTCGCTGCCCGGCATCGGCTACACCGGCCAGGTCACGGCGGCCGCGCCTGACACCGCTGGCGACCCGATCCACGGCGGGACGCTCACCATCACGCCGGCGCTCGCCGTCGCGCTCCCGGCCCGCTCCTCGGTCATCACGTCGAAGGCGAGCCAGATCGTCTACTCGGGCGGCGGGACGTCGGTCGACGCCATCGACAGTTCGGACACCTTCGCGGTGCGCGACGTCCGCACGGCGATCGGGATCCTCCGCTACAACAACGTCCCCGCCCACGAGGACGGCTTCTACCACTGGCACCTCGACAGCCAGTCGGAGCTGCAGGTCTTCGGGGACAACGAGTGGCAGCGTCTGAACCAGTCGCTCCCCGACTACGTGCACTACAAGCGCTTCTGCTTGGGGGTGTTCGGGCAGTCGGTGTTCTACCGGAACAACGAGGCGCCCACCGTCCAGACCTGCGACCCGGACCCGATCGACGGGAACACCCACGGGTTCGAGACGGTCAACGGCGCCAGCATCCAGCTGCGCCGGCCCATCTGCACCGGCCAGGGCTGGATCGAGGAGAAGTATCTCGACCAGAGCCAGTTCATCAGCCAGGCCGGCATCATGGGCAAGGTCGGGGACTTCGCCGTGACCAACAACGGCGTCCAGGTCATCACCGAGGAGATCCGGCTCATCATGCGTGCGCCCATCGACAAGCTGCAGGAGAACACCAGCACGACCTGGCAGTTTTGCGGCGACTGGGCGGTGCCGACCGACGAGCTCTCGCCGCCGACGACCGCCACGTTCAAGCGCGCGGTCTGCGTAGTTCACAGTGCTTGATCGAAAAGCGCTGAAATAGCCGAGGAAAACGGGTGCCGATGGGTGCCCGTTTTCTTTTGTGCCCCGCGTAGTATCGGTCGCGTGAACGTCCGACCGGATGGGAATAAGCAGTGCTCGCGGTGTCGCGACGTCCTCGTCGCCGAGGGCAACTTCTACCCGTCGAAGAAAGATGACGGCTGGTGCGGCTACTGCATTCGATGCACGAAGATCAAGGCGGTGGAATGGCAGAAGGCCAACCCGAAGAAGAAAGCCGCAGCTGACGCGCGCCACTACCGGGCGAATCCGGAGCGGCAGCGGAAGACGCGAGAGCGTCTCGACCGATGGACGGCAGCGAATCCCGAAAGGGCGAAGCTCTCGGCGGCCCAGGGAACGAAGCGCTACGACGCTCGGCATCCCGATCGACGCAAGGCGAGCTATGCGAAGTGGTCGCGGTCGCCCAAGGGTCGCGCCGCCCAGAGACGTGACCGCGAGAAACCGGAGCGCCGGCAATACCACCGCGAGCGAGAACGCGAGCGACGGGCGATGCTGAAGCACCAGCCAATCAACGTCGCGCTTCGACTCGGTGTGCCCGTCTCGCTGTTCCCGTGGGCGGACTGGAAGAAGGTGGTCGACGCTTTCGGTTGGTGCTGCGCCTACTGCGGGAAGGAGCGCAGGAAAGACCTGACCATGGATCATCTCGACCCGGTGGTGAAGCTCGGGGCGCGCGCGGCGCACGTTCGCGGCAACATCGTGCCCGCCTGCAGGAGCTGCAACTCGCGGAAGAGGGACCGGCCGCTGGAGGTCTTCTGCGCGAGGTACGGCTACGACCCCGCCGCCATCCGTGCCCGCGCTGCGGAGCCGTTCCGCGCTGGCGCGCCGGCCGCGTAGTATCCGAGACCATGACGATGAAGCTGGTGGTAACGCCAGGTGCCCCACTTTTGGACCGAGCACGACGTCGTCTTCCATCGGAACGAATCGAGCTGGTGTATGTCGAACGTGGTCAACGACCTGAAGGCGGACATCGAGCGCCGCGAGGCGGACCCGAGCGGGCCCGGCGGGCAGTGCCTGTGCAAGAACGGTCACGCCGAGTTCGTGGAGGTGGTCGACGCGACGCCGCTCGGGAAGGCGCACGAGCCACCTGCGGAGGGCGGGTAGGCCATGCCCGAGCGGCGGACGATCAACGGCGAGCTTTGCGAGCGGGTGGAGCGCCCCGGCGATCTTCAGGCGCACGACGTGATCTACTCGGCCTGCGACGGCTGCCCCGGGGAGTATCACCGCGGGTGGCTGGTGCGGCGGAACGAGCGCTTCAATGACGGCTGGGTGCTGGAACCAGCGCCGGGACACGTTCGGCGCGACACGAATTTCATCGTCGCTGACCGGTCGGTCCCGGACGGCTACGTTTGGAAGCCGGTAGACGAGGCGCGGGACGACGAGCAGGACCGCCTGGAGAACGCGATCGTGAACAACGAGGCGGGGCTCCGGGCGGCGATGATCAAGCGGTGGCACCCCGAGCGGATAGTGAAGGTGCCGGGGTGAGCTGGTACGGGCAGCACCCAGGGCGGACGAAGGCCGATGTCCTCGCGTCGGGGGCCGCTCCGCCGCGCGCCTGCCGCGCCACGTTGTACCGGGCCCGCTGCGGCTACCAGATCTCGGGGACCTGCAGCGGCTGCTCGCGAGACCAGGGGACGCGCTTGCGCCTCTGGCGGGAGCGACACCGGGGGCAGCGCGGGCGGTTCGTGCTGCGGGGGTTGGAGGTCGAGTGGCTGGCCGACGGGGACTGCGCCGTGCCCGGATGCCGCAACCTCGCCCGCGTCGGCGCGCGCTACTGCGACTGTCACTGAGCGAACGCTTGACCAGCGCGCCGCCGCCCTCCATCCTCGTCCCCAGATGGCCTACACCATCAAAGTCTTGGCCGGCTTGTCCGGTCATAGTGACGCCGCTTCGGCAGCGTCTGTATCGGTGGGCAACACGCGCCACGACTTCTGTCGCCAAGCGCTGAGCCAGCCGAGCCGTCAGGAAAGAGCGCGGTCCATCGCGTCGGGCACGCGGACGCTTCGTGCGTCAAATGCTTGGGTCACAACTGATTCGTTGGTTCGCTGACCATTTAAACCACGCATCGCCAGACGGTTTGAGACGGCCACCTCGTGTGGCCGTTTCTTTTTGTGCCCGCGCCGGCGGCGGTCGGGGGTAGGCTCTTGGGCTGGAGGACCGACCCGATGAAGACCAGACCAGCCTCGCTCATGCCCGAAGGGAACATCGCCCGCACCGCGCAGCCGGTGCTGAAGAAGTCCGGGGGGAAGGAGACGGCGGTCGAGTTCTTCCGGGTCGTCGACGGCCCCAAGAACCACCAGGCGCCGAACAAGATCGGACCGTTCAACCGACCCCAGGGGGACTTCTTCCTGAACCTCGGGGACGAGATCAGCGCGGCCGAGTACGACATCCGGGCGCTGAAGAACCGGGGCTGCAAGCTCGAGCCGATCGACCCGCCGGGGTGGTGGGTGGACCAGCAGAAGGCGGCGGTGGCGCGCGCCGAGGAGCTGCGCGACATGGGCATCGACGTGCCCGAGGCGGAGCTGAATCTGCCGCCGCCGATCGCGAAGAAGGCCGGCCAGAAGGCGGAGAAGACCGAGTTGACCGAGGGCGCTCAGTCGTGAAGCTCCCGTCGCCGTTCGGGGGCGCGCCGGTGGCCACCGTGCGCGGCGAGCATGGGATCGTCTCGATCGCCCCTCACTCCCGGGACGAGGTCATCTGCCGGCGGCTCGGGGCTGATCTTCTGCCGGTGGGGGAGGAGACGGAGGTCATCAAGAAGATCCTGCTCCACCCGCTCACGCCGGCCGCCGTCAGGGTGCTCGGCGTGGAGGTTGAGACCGAGGTGAAAGAGGGGCTCACCGTGCGCGCCACCAAGCAGGGGGAGCAGCGCGAGCGGGGGCCACGCGGGCCGGAGGCGAAGGGGCTGTAGCCTCCCGCCCCGCCGCCGGGGCGCGTAGTATCTGGGGGCGATGCTCCACGATCCGCGCTGCAACCCCGAGGAGGGGTGCGTCGAGACCTGCGAGATCCAGCCTCTGCCGATGGTGACCGACCCGAGGTCGGTGGGCCGCGAGGCGCCGGTCGAGCTCGCGCCCTGGCAGGACGTAACCGCCGGAGACGAGACCGTCTGGCCGCCGCTCGGCACGATCGGTCCGTTCACGATCGAGAACCCGAACGCCGTCGTCTACCCGGAGCGCATCGCGGCCAGCCAGGGGCGAGCCCGATCGCTGCTCGATCCCGGCATCCCCGGCATGCGTGAAGAGACCGACGCCGAAATTGCAGGAACGAATCAAGCGAGAGATGAACGCTGCCTGCGACGCCGGGAGGTCTCCCTACTCGGCATTCCCGTTCCGGCGGCGGCTCGTCCCGGAGTAGGCGGTGGCTCCCCTCCCGACCGGCGCGACCAGCTTTGCGGGTCCGGGCGCGCCGGCGGGAGGATCTGCCGGGTGTTGGTGCACACCTCAAAAGGGTAGTACCGGGACAGCGACTGGGCCACCTCTTGCGTTGGGGCTCGGGCGACCCCACGTTCCCGGGATGCCCGAACGAATGGTCGTCGACGTGGTGGTGGCGGTGATCGGCGCGCTGGTCTACGCCTTCGCTCCCCCGAAGGCGGACCAGCTCGGGTTCGCGATGTTCTTCGCCGGGACGCTGGCGGCTCTGATGGCCCAGCGCTGACCGCCCCATTGCGGGGGGAGCGCCGGTCGCGCACCATCGGAGCGTGAGCCAGGAGAACGACGCAGTCTTCAGCCAGGAGGAGCAGGGGCGGGTGCTCCACCACCTCGGCTACAGCCTCGTGAACGTCGGATCGTTCCTGGCCTTCGGCACGCTGGCGCTGACCGAGAACATGTTCGTGGCGGTGAACGCGCTCCAGCACGTCCCCCAGTCGCGGGCGGGGATCGTGCGGGACCTCCTCTCGAAGCTCGACTCGCTCTACGTGAAGATCTTCGGGGCGACCGACTTCCTCTACGCGGAGCAGGTCGACCAGATCAAGCCGAACCTCGGCATCACCGACGCGCTCCGCGGCGAGTACGACTTCTGGTCGAAGAAGCTGGCCGACAGCCTGGGGGTCTACCAGAACTCCTACTCGAACAGCTTGGGCACCGGCACGGGGAAGCAGGCGATGTTCCGCCGCGTGCTCCGCAGCGTGTAGGGCTCTTGCGAGAGCGCCCGAGGTGGGCGACGCTCATTTCCAACAGGAGACCAGCATGAGCGTTCCCCCCGTCCGCACCACGAAGAACCGGCAGATCGAGGAGCTCGACAGCGGCGCCCACCGGGACAAGCCGTTCAACGCTCCAGCGAACGAGACCGCCAACGCCCGCGTGCGGATGATCGGCCCGTTCCGGAAGGCCAACCTCGGGGCCAGCCAGGCGGCCACGGCCATGGCGGCTGGCGGGGCGGTGGACACGGACGCTCCCACCCAGATCCGGATGCACAGCTCGGGGCACATCCTCGCGCTGGTCTACGACTTTGACGCGCTGGTGACGGCGGGCGGCGCCTCGGCCGCCACCATCCAGCCGACCATCGCCCCCGCCGGCGTGCTCGCCAACGTGGCGAACGCCACGACCGGCAACGTCGTGGTGGCGTCGGCCGCCTCCGGCAACCCGCAGGGTGGACCGGTCGACCTGATCGAGACCAAGTACGCGAAGGGGGACGCGCTCGGCGTGACCCTCGCCTCCGCTGCCGGCTTCACGCCGACCACGGTCGACCTGGCGGTCTGGCTGGTCGTGCGTGACGATGCGTCCCCTGGCGTTCCGGCGTAGCGCCAGGCTGCCGTAGCTCGCGCCCTTGGGGCGTTCGGGCGTAGGCTGTCAGGACGATGGCCAACGACCGGACGCGCTCAGGAGACCCCGCCAGCGACATTCCCGAGGCCGCTGGGGCCTATCGCTCGCCCTTCCCTCAGCAGGAGCCGGGGACGCTGGCTGGCCGCCTGGTCAACGTCGTGGACGCCTGCCGGAACATCAAGGCCATGCTCGGGGTGTCCATCTACCGGGTGTTCCTGGTGCACGGCTACTGGACCGGGGCCGGCGGGCGCCGCGGGCGCGGGGCTGGGAAGCTGGTCATCACCTCGCGGGTGGAGATCGTCCCGATCCCCCGCGTGCGCGACCTCAACGCCGTGCGGCGCATCGCCAACCCCATGGGCGCCACGGAGGAGGGGGACATCATCGTCGACCAGATTTCGGCGCGCTACACCGAGGACGACCTGACCGGGAAGACGCCCGACCTGGTGGACCCCGGCACGCCGCGCAGGAACCGGCCGTCGACCGACTTCTGGTACGAGGTCCAGGAGAACCGGCCGAGCTCGCCGGTCCCCCCGCCGCGGCGTTTCAGTCCGCCCACCGCCACCCCCATGCTCACGCGCGGGGGCCTGCAGTGGACGGTGGTCCTGACCAAGCAGGGCTACGACGCCGGGCGGACCGGCGATGTCGACGACGCCCGCGCCGAGTAGGGCCAGCCGGTGGGCCAGAAGTTCACCTACGAGGGCTACCACGACCAGCTGAAGAAGGACGCCAAGCTGGTGACGGGGGCGGTCGAGGTCATCCGGAAGACGGTGAAGCTGCACGGGCCGCGCGCGGTGCAGGAGGAGATCTCGGCCCTCGCGCGAGCCCCGGTCGACCGCGGCACCTACCGGCGGTCCTTCCGCTTCGACGACATCCCGCTCGGCGCCACCGCCTACAACTTCGCCCCCTACGCCGTGGTCATCGAGGATGGGCGGCGGCCCGGCCAGCGAATGCCCCCGATCGACGTCATCTTCGAGTGGGTGAAGCGCAAGGGGATCGGGCGCGACTTCATCGGCCCGGCTCAACGGCAGGTCGGTCCTATACAGCGAGGCGCGCGGCGGCGTAGCGACCGGCAGGTCGAGGTCTCCCGCCAGCAGTGGGGCATCGCGCTGGCCATCGCCCGCAAGATAAAGGCCCGGGGTCTCCCCGCCCACCACATCCTGAGACTGGCCGCCGTGGAGATCGACCGGGCGGTGCGGGAGGCGATCGACGACTTCCTGGCGGGGCGGGGCGCGTAGTATCCCAGCCCATGCCGGTCGGATGGGACGACGAGACGCGCGCCGATGAGTTCCCATGTGCGGGCTTCAAGGGATGCCCGAACATGGTCGACGACGATGGTGACGTCTGCCGGGACTGCGAGCGCCGCGAGGCCGCGTGCCAGGCGGAACACGCCGGTGAATGACGACCATCGGGTCGCTCTTCTCTGGGATCGAAGGGCTCGGGATGGGTGTCGAGATGGCGGTCCCCGAGGCGCGCGTCGTGTGGCAGGCGGAGATCGACCCGCACGCGCGGGGCCAACACCGCAGGCCCACGACGCGATGTCGCCGAAGACTCCCGAGCAGGTCGCGGCGATGAAGGCTCGCGCACCGAAGCGGAAGGGGGGCGGTCCCCCGGGCGTGACGAACCTGAACGAGGCGGTGCTGTGGCCGACCCCGACGGCGCAGGACGCAGCCTCGTTCGGAGCGGCGGCCTACTCGACCGAGAGCGGCCGACACCCAGGGACGACGCTGACCGACGCCACCGTGCGCACCGCTTCCCGCCGGGCCCCGCCGCGATCTCCGGATGGGATGGTCCTCAACCCGCGATTCGTCGAGGCGATGATGGGGTTCCCGGACGGTCACACCGCCTGCGCCTACTTGGGAACGCCGTCGTCCCCCAGCAAGCGGCGCTCGCCTGGAGAACCCTCGTGAAGGCCGTGCTCGCGTGATCCGCCCGCAGCCCAAGCCGGTCCGCGCGCCGAAGAAGCCCCGCCAGCCGATGCGCCGGGGGAAGCCGATCGAGCGGAAGCGCTGGGGCACATCGCGCCGCGTTGATGGAAAGCGCGCGCTGAAGTTGCCTGAAAGTTTCCAGCCGAAGTTCCCCAAGCCCGTCTCGCCGAAGGGGACCAAGCACCGACGGCGCCCCCGAGAGCTCGGCCGAATGCTCTTCTACTCGGGGCTCTGGTGCATGCTCCGCCGCCTGGCCAGGAACGGGAACATCCCGCCAGCCAATGTGGCGATCATCATGAGCTATGGCGGCCCGATTGAGGTTGCCCACCTCGGGGACCGCGGCGCCACGGGATCAGGAGGCTGGCGCCGCGCTCCGGATCGTTTGACCGCTCCGCTCTCCCGTGACGCGCATCGGGCTATCGATGGAAAGGTCGGAGGAAAGGCGCCTTGGTATGTCGCCCTGGGAAGAGAAGGCCAGCGCGAGCTGCGCCGGCTGCTGGTCCTGTTCGCCGACAACTATTGGCAGATGCTCACCCCGGAGGGCCGCGCCGAGTGGGATCGAAAAGCGGCGGCCGAGCGAGCTAGATGAGGCGCGGCACGAAAGACGAAACCGGGAACCGATACGGCAGGCTGGTCGTCCTTCGCGTTGGACCGCCTCGGACAGATGCCCAGGGCCGACGGTGGATCTGCCGCTGCGACTGCGGCCGAGAGATCGAGGTAAAAGGGACCAGTCTCAGGCTCGGCACCTCCCAGTCATGTGGGTGCGTCTCGGCCGAAAAGGCGCGGGCATTGCTGCGGACACACGGCGAATCCCGAGGGCCTCGGTCGGCTGAATACGAGTGCTGGCATCTGATGATCCAGCGCTGCACGAACCCACGCGCGACCGGGTACTCGGACTACGGAGGCAGGGGGATTCAGGTCTGCGCGCGGTGGGCGCGAATCCTACGAGGCGTTCCTGCAGGACATGGGTCGTAAACCGACTGCGCGGCATTCCATCGAACGGGAGAACACGAACGGGAACTACGAGCCCGACAACTGCAAATGGGCAACCGCAGCCGAGCAGGCCCACAACACACGGTCTAACAAGCTCACCGCCGAGACCGTCGTGGAGATCAGGCGGCGGCGGGGCATGGGCGAGACGACCGTCGCGCTGGGAGCGGCCTTCGGGGTTCATTCGTCGCATGTGAGCCGGCTGTGTCGCGGACTGGCCTGGGCGGACGTCTGACCAGCGTCTCGCCGCCCGCGCGCGCCGCGCTTAGAATCGGCGGGTGGGGATCTTCCAGCGCGAACTCTATTCCCGAAGCGCGAGCACCGATCTCGAGACGGCGATCTCCCTGGCCGTCGAGCGCGTCCTCGACCGCGACTTCCCCGGCCCCGGCGGCGCCGGCACCATCCGCCTCCTGGAGTTCTTCACCGACTGGGCCGACCTCAACGACGCCTTCGTGAACCCATCGGCCGCCGTCCTCCCGGACGAGGAGCTGAAGTACGGGCCGAGCCAGATGACCCCCCACGCGCTCGAGGACACCTGGGAGCCGAAGGGGGAGGCTGGGTTCTGTCTGATGGAGATCCAGGAGGCGTCCCGCGAGTTCGAGATCGTGGTGCGCGCCAGCGAGGTCGAGCAGCGCAACGCCCTCAAGGGCGGGATCGAGACGGCCTTCCAGGACCCGCGCGGCTTGCTGGTCGTGGACGGGCACGGCCAGGCGGGCTCGGCTCGGCTCGCGCCGGGGGACCGCGCCGGGGTGATCGTGGCGGAGATGCCCGAATACTGGCGGCTCCCCTGCCGCCTGACGCTGCTCGCCTCGCGGAAGATGGACGACGCGGACACCTCCGCAAAGAAGATCTACGAGGCGCGGTTCCGCCTGCGGGCCGAGGCGTCGCTCGTCATGCTCCAGCCGATGCAGCCGATGCGCGTGCGGATCACGAGCACGATCGTCGACTCGATCCCCGGCCGCTGAGGCTGGCCCTACTTGACGGGCGGGTCATGCCCGCCGACGATTCGGGGGAACTCAGGACCAACGGCGACCAGGAGGAGGTGACGAGACCCTAGCAACCCCGCGGAGAATAGATGGCCTTCTTCCTCAGGACGACCTCGGTCCCGCCGCTCAACCAGATCCTGGCGGTCCCCCAGATCGTCGTCGTCGATCTGACCGGACCGAACATCGTCCTCGGCACGCAGCCTGGCGCGGCCTGCTTGGTTGGCGAGTTCATCGCCGGCCCGTTCGGTCCCAGCGAGGTCACGTCGGACGGCCAGTACCGGGCCATCTACACCGCGAACGGGACGATCTACCCCTACCTCGGGCAGGACTCTGCCGGCCGCCAGGGCAACATCTTCGGAGCCGCCGGCGCGAGCGCCTACGAGGGGAACGCCGGCCTCCAGCTGCTCGGCAAAACCTTCCAGCGCCTCATCCTGGCCCGCGTCGATCACGAGGCCGTGACGACCGATGGCGGGACCACCAAGGGGCAGCTGACCATCACCGTCACGGTGGCGGCGGCGGACCAGGCCGCGGGCCTCACCAACAAGGTGCTGACCATTCCCGCCGGCTATCGGTTCGGGAGTTCCAGCACCGCCGCCGCGTCGACCCGCATCTTCGCGACCAGCGGGAATACCACCATCCCGCAGGGGACCACCGTCACCAGCAATGCGGTCACGGTGGCGGTCAACTGCTTCCCGATCCTCGTCGTCGAGCCGGTGGTCGCCACCGCCGCGACGGCCATCGTCAACGTGCTCGACTCGGTCATCCCGAACGCAGACCCGGCGACCACCATCACGGCGGTCAACAACGCCACGATCCTCTGGCCGAGCGGCACCGGGACGACGCTGGCCGCGCGCATCGCCAGCCAGTACCCGGCGGCCATCAGCTCGACGCTGCCCAACGCGGATCCGCTCACCTCGATCAACGTCATCTGGGCGGCCCGTCGGACCCAGGCGATCCGCCAGTCGCTCGGCGCGAACGCCAACAACGCCTCCGGGAACGGCCCGGCCCGCGTCTGCTGCGTCTCGGCCGACCCCGCGGCGGGGACCACGGCTATCCAGGCGGCGGCCGCCACCACCGCCGCGATCGGCTTGGCCTCTGCGGACGCCTACCCGCAGCCGGCCGACCGCGTGATCATCTGCTACCCGCAGCACCAGATCGTGGTGCCCGACTTCGGCAACATCGCGGTCACCATCAACCTCGACGGGATGATGGCGGTGACGCTGTCCAACTTCCCGCAGGAGGTGAACCCGGGGGCGGCGAACCAGTTCATTCAGGCGATCACGGCTCCGGAGCAGGCGTTCGTCCTCAACCCGCTGGCGAAGCAGGACTACGCCAACCTCATCGCCGCCGGCGTCTGCGCGCTCTACTTCGACCGCCAGGCCGGCTGGCAGTTCATGCAAGGGGTGACGGCCGCCAACAGCGTCCTCTACCCGACCCGCACGCCCATCAAGCGGCGCCGGATGGCCGACTTCATCGAGGACACGCTCGGCGACATCGCCGCGCCGTACCTGAAGCAGCCGTCGACCACCGACCGGCAAGAGGCGTTCGTCCAGGAGATCGAGACCTTCCTCGACAGCCTCAAGTCGGTGAACGACCCGTCCCAGCAGCGGATCGTCGACTACCTGGTCGACGACGTCTCGGGCAACACCGCCGCGCAGATGGCGCTCGGGATCTTCGTGGTGAAGGTCTACGTCCAGACGCTGGCGAGCATGGACTACATCATGTTCCTCGCGGAGATCGGCGAGACGGTCACGGTTCCGACCAGCGTCGCGGCAGCGGCATAAGGAGACGACGAGCACCATGGCCGACGAACTCAGACTCCGGGGGCAGGAGGTCCAGCTGCGGATCACGCAGGGGGGCACGATCCTGCGCACCCTCGTCATGATCGAGAACCTCACCTGGACGGTCCTCGCCGAGATCTTGCGGAAGTCCTACCTCGGTCAGACGACCGAGATGAAGGACGACATCTACAAGGGGACCAAGGTCGAGTTCGGTTTCGACGTGACGTCGAAGGAGCCGTTCATCATGGTGCGCACGCTGCGCGACCGGATGGCGCGCCGGACCGCGCAGGCGAACGCCCAGGTCAACCTGCGCTTTACCTGCAACATGGCCGACGGGACGCGGCCCCGGATCACCATCCCCGACCTGAAGTTCCAGGACCCGTCCTTCGCGCTCCAGAACCGAGAGAGCTACGGGGGGTTCCGGTTCCAGTGCGAGGCCGAGGACTTCATTCTCTCGGGGGTGTAGCCCCGGTGGTATCTTCGGCGGCGGAGGAACCCGCCCATGACCACCGTCGCCGAAAAGTTCGCCCCGCAGCTCGCCAGGCCGCTCTACGACTACACGATCCCCGATGCCGATCGGGAGTTCGAGACGGATCCTCACTCCTTCACGATCCAGCCGCTCACGACCCTGCAGGAGGCGGACGCCTCCATCGAGGCCGGCGGAGACTTCGGCTTCAAGGGGCTCTGGGTCCGCGCCGTCCGATCGATCGTTCAGATCGACGGGAAGCCGGTGGACCCCGCGCTCTCGCCCACCGACAACTGGGGGCCGAGGTGCCGCGACTACCTGGTGGCCGCGTACGGCGACGTGCACAACGTCAGCAAGGAGAACCGCGCCGATTTTTTCAAGTCGCGGGTTCGGCGAATGCCCTAATCCGCGAGCGCGAGATAGACGCGATCTTTGACGACATCGCCTATCTCGGGCGCTACGGGCACCAGCAGATGTCGGAGATCCTGCAGCTCACCGGCGAGGGGCGCCGCCGGCTGATCGCCGCTGTCGGCAGGATCGTCCAGCGCGAGAACGACTCGGGGAAGAAGTGACGCCGTGGGAGAGACCGAAACCAGGACAGTAGAAACCGAGTTCACCGCCAAGGATGCCGGGTACGGCGCGGCGATGGAGCGGATGCTCGAGACCTACCGAAAGGGGGCCGAGCATCTCGCCGAGCTGAAGAACAAGCTGGGGGAGTTCCGGCAGGAGACCGGTCTCTCGACGCTCGGCGCGCTCGGGCTCGGGGTGGGGATCGGGAGCTGGGTCGAGCACGCCCGGGAGGTCAACGCTGAGTTCGGCCGGACGGAGAAGGGGATCGCCGGCGTCCTGGCGGGCGCGCTGAAGTTCGAGAAGGGGGCCACGGAGATTGATCGCTACCGGCGATCGCTGGTTCTCTCGAAGGACATCACCGAGGAGCTCGAAGAGGCGAGCGTCAAGTACGGCGCGTCGCTCGACGACATCCAGGGGGCCTACCGCACGGTCATCTCGGCGGCCGGACCGATGCACCTCTCCCAGAAGCAGGTCATGGACCTGACGAAGGAAGCCACCGCCACTGCCAAGCGGTTCCAGGTCACCGGCGAAGAGGCGGCGGGCGCCGTCGCGCGCGCTCTCCAGACCGGGCGCGTGAAGGGGATCGACCCGTTCGCGATCTCGCTGCACAACGCGGTCGGCAACATGCAGCATCTCTCTCAGGCCGGACGCCTCCAGCACCTGGAGAAGGCGCTCCGCGGGTCGATGCAGGTAGCCGAGGAGATGAACAACGGGATCGACGGGTCGCTGGCGCGCGCGCGGCAGACGGTCGACAGCGTCTTCCGGGGGGCGACGGCGCCGCTCTTTCACGAGGTCGCGCTCGATCTCTCGGCCTGGGCCAAGCACCTCAAGGAGGCGCGGGACAACGGGCGGCCGCTCATCGAGGACGTGTCGGGGAAGCTGGTCACCGGACTACACGCGGTCGAGGCGGTCAGCGGGTTCATCAAGGATCACTGGATCGCGATCGGCGCGGTCTTCGCGGGGCTCAAGGCCGGGCAGATGGCGACGTCGATCGGTGGCGCGCTGGGGACCGCCGGCGGCGCGATGGGCAGCGGGGCGCTGTCGGGTCTCGGCGGGATCTTCGGGATGATCGGCAAGGTGGCGCCCGCGTTCGGTGGGATCGTCACGGCGGCTGGCTTGGCGGCGATCGCCCTCCACGGCGTCTACGAGGAGTGGCAGGGACGGAAGAAGGCGGCGGGCGAGCTCGGCGGGTTCTTCGACGAGATCGGGAAGGCGGCCAAGACGACCGCATACGTCCGGAAGCACGACGCCGAGCTGAGCCCCTACCAGATCGAGGGGGTGAAGCGGGAGGCGGCGGCGCACGCCCAGGCTGCGGCGGAGATCCTCAAGCAGAAGGGGCTGTTCGAGAACGGGGCGATCTCGCTGGAGAAGTTCAACGGCGTGATGGACTCGATGTCCGACGACGTGAAGCGGTCCTTTGCGGGGCGGATCCCGGGAGCGGGCGATCTCTCCTCGAGCGGCCAGCTGGGGGCGATGGCGGCCGAGATCCTCCAGCAGAGCCTCGCGGCAACGGCGGCGGCCACCTCAAGCACGATCGACGACACCGCGCGCAAGGTCAGCGGTCCCCCGGTCCAGAACTTCAACGGCGGGATCCACATCCAGCAGAAGTTCGAGGACGCCGACCCGGACCGGGTCTTCCTCCGTTTCAAGAGCGACCTGGAGGGTCTAGCATCGACCCCGATGCAGTCGCGTGAAGCCGAGCACGAGAGCCACTAATGTCGGGCGTCGCCGTCGCTTCGCTCTTCGCCTCGCAGGCGCTCCCCTTCCAGATCAAGGTGATCGAGGGGGACCTCTCCGTCGCCGTGCTGCAGCCGAACCAGCCGCCGGGCGTGGTGTCGCTGAGCGGTCGCGCCGGGCCGCTACAGGCTGGCGTCTCCTGGGAGGTCAAGCAGAGGACGAGCCTGAAGTATCCGCCGGGGAACCCGGTCGGGACGCAGCAGGCGATCGGGCCGACCTACTCGAACACCACGGTCACCGGCGAGTGGAACGACCGCTTCCTCGGCGACGGCGCCTCCATGTCGCTGCTGGCCCTCTTCGAGAGCATCGTCGCCCGCGGCCTCTCGGTGGAGGTCTCCTGGGGCCACGGCCTCGCCGGCACGGTGAGCAACCCGACGCTCACGACGGATCCGATCGTCCGCGTGGGGATGCTCGTCCGCTTCAAGCCGTCCCCCATCCGCCCCCAGGACATCCCCTGGGAGATGGAGTTCGAGTGGCGGTCGAACGGGGAGGCGACGGCCAGCGCGATCTCCGCCACCGCCCAAATGAACCCGCGCGCCGGCTTCGCCGACGTCCTCAACGACGCGGACGAGGCGACGGCCATGTGGACCGCAGTCCAGAACGGACCGCAGGTCGGCAAGATCGGGCTGCCGCAGTCGGCGCTGGACGCGATGAGCCGGGCGTTCGAGGCGGTCGACACCGCCAGCGACACGATCCAGACCACCTCGGGCGCCATCGTCAGCGCCGTCGTCATCCCGGCGGCGGCCGCCCAGCAGCTGATCGGGGCATGCAAGAGCACCATGGACTCGCTCGCCCTCATGACCTCGACGATCCTCTCGATCAACCTGGTGGCGCTTGAGGTGGTCGACAGCGCGCTCGACATCATCCGGATCAAGGACTCCTTCTTCGACGTGCTCGCTCAGTGCGACCAAGCGTCGGAGACCTGCTACGACGCGGGGACCGGGATCTCGGTGAACGTCCAGCCCGACGTGATGGCGCAGATCCAGGCGATCCCGGGGACCGATCTCCGGGACCTCTCGGCGCAGCATTACGGGACGCCCGAGCTGTGGTGGCTCATCCAGCAGGCCAACGATATCGACGGATCGGCGGTGCCCGCGGCGCCGACCGGACCGAGCGACCGGCCCAACCGACCGCTCATCATCCCGCGCCCGCAGTCGGGCACGTCGAGCAATCTGACCGAGGCGTGCTGACGTGGCGTCACCGGTCACCCCGGCGACCCCCACGGGCGTCCCCGGCGACAGCGGCGTGCCAGCGAGCGGCGGCGCCGAGAAGGTCTACCGCCCGGCCTACGCGATCAAGCTGACGATCCGCCTCGAAGACTTCACGAACGACGACGGCCAGTTCGCCCAGGTCGAGAGCGCACCGGCCAAGGACCCACACGCCAGGGCCGTCCAGAACCTCCAGCAGATGCAGGCGCTGCAGGCGGTGCGACGTGCCTCCGGCGATCTCGACGTGAACCTCGACGCCCAAGTCGAGCAGGCGACCAAGAAGGTCGCCAAGATGCAGCAGGGGAAGACGTCCGGCGTGCAGGCGGCGGCGCCGCTCGGGGCTGGCGCGGACGACTACTCGATCGAGCTGCGCGTGGTTCCGACGGACCTAACGCTCTCGCTTAACGGGTTCAACCAGGCCGACAAGCTGGAGCTTGAGGTCCCGCTCGCCAACCTCCCGCTGCCGCCCGACCTCGTGCGCTCGCTGTTCGTCGAGGTCTTCTGCGACGAAGTGGGGGTGAACGACTTCGCCAACCCCGTCCGCTGGATCCCGAAGCTGTTCCAGACGCCCCCCGTCTTCCGGGGCTACGCCGACGAGGAGTCGATGGACACCGACGAGGGGCGGCTGGCCGTCCACGTCACCGCGCTCTCGCTCGAGCAGCGCCTCATGGCCCTCAAGATCAACCCGTTCACCAAGGCCCGCCGGATCGCAAAGGGCGGCGAGCCGATCACCTCCTACGTGCAGCGCTTGGTCTCGACGATCCCCGAGTTCAACGGGACCTACGGCAACCCGATCGGCGTGCGGATGTTCCCCAACGTCGACCCCAGCCAGATCCCATTCCTGGACGCCAAGCTGTTCAAGAAGAGCCTGCAGAGCGCCCAGAGCCGCGCCGCCGCCGGCGGCATGGTGCAAGGCGCCCCGCCGCCAGGGACAGCGCCGGGGCAGGACCCCGGCAACGGCACGCCCGCCGGCGTCGGCTTCTCCTCACCCGCGCCCCAGGTGGCCGACGTCAGCGTCTGGGACATCATCACGCGCGCCGCCTGGCTGGCCGGGGTGATCCCGGTCTATGACCCGTCGATCGTGGCGGTCGACACCGACGGCAGCACCCAGCCGATCGGCGCCAACAACATCCTCCTCATGCCGCCCCAGAACCTGATGGAGACGCCGCAGGACGGGATCACGATCCCAGGCGGGCCGCCGGACGGCTTCTCGCGGACCATCACCGTCGGCGGGACCACCCAGGTCTTCAGCCAGTGCCGGTTCTTCGTGTGGGGCTCGAACATCACCAGCATGAAGACCGCCCGGAAGTACGGGCGTGTGAAGGCGCCGCGGGTCCGCTGCATCGGCCACAACCCCGACGCTCCGGCCGGCAAGCGGACGTTGACCGCTGTCTTCCCGACCACCACGCGCGGGACGACCGTCTCGGCGAAGGGATCGGGCCAGGTGGGCAAGGGCCACGCCCCGATCGAGGAGGAGGTGGTCCGGCTCATCAAGGAGTGCCGCTCGCAAGAGCAGCTCCAGCAGATCGCGGTCGCGCTCTACCACACGATCGGTCGGCACGAGTCGGTGGTGACCATCGAGACCACCGACCTCGCCAGCTACTACGACCCCGATAGCGGGAAGCCAAACCCCGACGTGCTGCGCCTGCGGCCCGGGACGCCGTGCCGGGTGATGGTCGGCGTCGCCGATCCCGCCAGCAACAACCAGGTGGTGAACGGGCTCTCCGAGCTCATGGCGCGCCGCTACAACCCGGCGTTCCTGCGGCGCGCGCTGCTCGAGTCGGCCGACAGCCCGCGCTTCGCCGGCGCCACCTCGCGCCAGTCTTCGGCGGGAGTGGACGGAAACAGCGCATCGTCGAAGTCGAAGATCGACCAGGCGCTCGCCAAGCTGGAGACCGCCTTCCAGAGCACGAAGCTGACCGACTGGTTCTACTGCCGGGCGGTCGAGCACCGGTGGAACTCGGATGACGGCTGGTCGGCCTCGATCGAGCTCGCCACCTTCCAGGAGGCCCGGAACCTCCCGCAGAATCTGTCGAAGCAGGATCGGGACCTCAACGACCAGCTGAAGGCGGCGAAGACGACGTCCGTCCCCGACCCCGCGGCCGCCGCGACCGCCGATAACCTGAGCGCGATCCTGAACACGAAGTCGGGGGGACTCTGATGGCGCGGCGCGCACGGGCGGGAACGGCGATCCGGAAGAGCTGGGATGCCAGGCGGATCGGCAAGGCGCTGGCCCATCAGGGCGCCGATCTCCGTCACTGGGTCAGCTACGCGACCGTCGCGGCGGTCGACGACGACGGGGAGGTCGACCTATCGAACCCGAACGCGATCGTGATCAGCCCCGCTGGGATCGACGTCGACGTGGTGCTCGAGCCGAGCGGCCACCCCTGCACCTGCACCCATGGGATCGCCGCGGGGACGGTCTTCGTCTGCGGCCCTATCAAGGTGGGCGACCAGGTGGTGGTGGGCATCCCGGATGGGGACGTCTCGATGGTCCCGCGGATCCTGGCGGTGATCGCGGACGGCGACGCCAACGTCGTTCCGGTCGGCGCCGACGGAAAGCCGATCTTCCAGAACGACCGCTTCCTGGTCTACGCCGCCGGCGTCCCGATCGATCTCCGCTCGACCGACGGCGAGCACACGAGCACCGTCCTGGTGAACCCGGACGGGTCGATCATCCTCAACGGCGGGACGGCCGGGGTGGCGCGGAAGGGCGACTCGACGAAGCTGAACATGAGCCCGACCGATGTCGAGCACCTGGCGACCGCCCTTCTGGCGACGGGGGGATTCTCGCCGGGGGGGCCGCCGGGGCCTGGGACGGCCATTGAGTTCGACGGCGGCGCGATCACGGGATCGTCCGACACCGTCAAAGCCGGCTGACCTTCTTGCCGCAGCGGGCGGCCCGCCCGTAGGATGGTCCCGTGGCGACCCAACCGCGCGGCTTCGGCCGGAGCTCATTCGGCATCGGGCGCATGGGGGCGGGCGGCCCGATCACCGTCGTCCGGGCGCTGGCCGTCGCCTCCCACGTCGCACGCGTCGTCTTCAACGAGGAGCCCCTGCACGTCAGCCCTGGCGGGGCCGGGGACGCGCTCAACCCGAGCAACTATCTGTTTTCGGTGCCGAGTGGCAACGCCGCGGCCCCGGCGACGCTTGCGGTCGACGCGCTCATGCACCTCCCCGGCGAGTATGGCGTCGGGAACGGCGGGGCCAGCAGCGAGCGGGGTTTCGACGTCCACACCGACGTGGCGCTGGTCTTCGGGGTGCTCTACCTGGTCACCGTGCAGCAGGGGCTACAGTCGCTGGCGGGTGGTGGGCTTGGAACGCCGGCCAGCGCCGACTTCGGTGGTGTCCAGCGGCTCCAACAGACGAAGCTCACCTACCAGCGGCCCCAGGACCTCGTCGACATTCTGCAGCCGGTCGCCACCGGCATGATGGCGTTCGCGGGCGGGGACATCGCGCTCGACACGCCGGACGGGGGAACGAAGGTCCGTGTCTACCGGCGCATGTTCACCAAGAAGAACGCCTTCAAGACGCTCCCCGGGTACGGCTCCGCGGTCGACCTCAAGTCGCTCGGCTCGCCCGCCATGCTCGCCAGCACGAAGACCGACATGCTGAGCCAGATCAAGCAGGAGCCCGACGTGGCGGCGGCCGCGCTCTTCGTCTCCCAGGCCAGCAACGGCCTCACCACCTTCGCCCCCACCGTGAAGACGCGGCGGGGAACCTTCGTCGACTCTGGCGGCAGCGTGAGCGCGCTCGGCCAGGTCTCGCCGGCGGGGGGCTGAACCCGTGGATCTCCCGTCCAGGCAGGACCTCTTTTCGCAGGCCCGCCGCTACGCGAAGCAGCAGCAGCTGATCCGGATCAACCCGGCGATCATCGACGTCCCGGGGTCCAACATCAACCTGCTGTTCGGCGGGGCCTCGCTCATGGGCGAGATGATCACCGCCGCCTGGGCGAAGTGCGTTCGTGGCCTGTTCGTCTCCACCGCGCGTGGCGCGGCGCTCGACAAGGTGGTCGCCGACCGCTTCGGGATCACGCGCCTGCCGGCGACGCTAGCGACCGTCGACCTGGAGCTCGCGCGTCCGACCGACGGCGCCGGCGGCGGGACGATCTCGGCGGGGAGCCAGCTCACCACCTCCGACGGGTCGATCTTCACCCTGCAGACCGACGTGGTGTTCGGCGCCACCGACCTGACCCAGCCAGGCGAGGGCGTCGCGGCGGTTACGGGATCGGCGCAGAACGTCGCGGCGGGCGCGCTGGACAGCTGGGTCACCCCGCCGTTCGACGACAGCATCACCGTCACCAATCCGACCGGCGCGGCGGGGGGGAACGAGGTCGAGAGCGACGACTACTTCCGCGCGCGCGCGCTGACCTTCTATATCACCGCCCGCCGGGGGATCTTGGCGGCCATCCAGTACGGCGCCATCTCGGCCGGCGTCGGCGCGACGGTGGCCACGGCCTTCGAGATCGTGAACCCAGGCAATGCCCTGCCCGCCGGCGCCGTCGAGCTCGTCATCAGCGACCAGAACGGCAACAGCTCGCGGGCGATGATCCAGGGGGTGATCGACAACCTGCTGACCTACCGCGCCGCCGGGATCCCGGTCTTCGTCTCGGGCGGCCAGATCCAGTACGAGCAGGTGGTCTACGACCTGGAGTTCCAGGCGGGGATCGACACCGTGGCGGCTTCCTCGGCCGTGCGCGCGACGATGGTGGCGATCTCGCAGTTCTACCGGCCGGGCCAGCCCCTGCTGGTGAGCGACTGCGCTGCGGCCGCGCGCGCCGTGCCGGGGGTGATCGTCACCGCGAACTCGGTCGTGGCGCCGGTGGGCGACGTCGAGACGACCTCGAACAGCCAGATCCTGCGCGTGCGCCCGCAGGACGTGAGCTTCATCTCGTGAGCGATCCTCGCCCGGTCGACTACTCCGATTCTTCCGTGGAATGCCCGGACGAGATCTTGGAGGCGCTCGGCTGGCTTGAGAGCCGGGAAGGCAGGCCGACTGCCTACGGGATCATGCTGAACGATCGCACCGGAGCCCGGCCGGTCTTCTGGTTGCGCGGTCGTCCGGCCGCATTCCGCGGTGCCCGCCCGCACCGACCAAGGGGCTGACCCCGTGGAGACCTTCGACAGCCTCCTCGCGATGCTGCGGCGGACCACCGACGAGTTCGGGTGGCTGCAGCCGATCCTCGACGACATGGACAGCGCCACCGTCCTGGGGGCGATGATCCAGGTCTTCGCGCGCCTCGGCGTGGGGGTCGACCACAACGGCGCCCAGGGGATGATCTCGACGGCCTCGGGGGGCCAGGTGGGGAGCTCGACCGTCACCGTCTCCCGCGCCGCTGGCGGTACCAGCGGGATCCTACCGCTCGGGTACGGCTTCATCGACGCGCGCGGCGTCCAGGCGATCGCCACGGTCGCGGTGGCGGTGGGGTCCGGCGTCACCAGTCTGTCGGTCCCGGTCGCCACGCTGCGCAAGACGGAGCTGGTCAACAGCGAGGACGACCCCGGATTCATGGTCGACCCGGCATCGCTGGTGGTGAACGACGGGGCGGGTGGCGTCCTGTTCGCGCCTGCGGCCCTCATCTTCGCCGCAGCGCGCGTCCTGGCGACCACCAACCAGGCGCTCACGGGCCTGCCCACGATCGACGGGGTGGCGCTGGGCGCCAACGACCGGGTGCTCCTGACCGGTCAGACCGCCCAGGCGCAGAACGGCCTCTGGGTCGCCGCCAGCGGCGCCTGGGCGCGCCCGGAGGACTTCCTGGTGTCCTCGGCTGTCCTGGCCGGGATGCTCGTCCCGGTCGCGCAGGGGACGACCCACGGAGGCCAGCTCTGGCAGCTCACCACCACCGCCCCGTACGTCCTCGGGACCACGCCGCTCGCCTTCGCGCATGTGGGGCTTTTCGCCACGGTCTTCACGACGATTGGCCCGTCCGACCCAATCCAGGGGGCGGCGGCCGACTATCTATCGGTCTGGGGCTCCGAGCGCGGCCAGCTCCGCCAGGCGGGGGAGACGGAGGGATCCTACCGCCAGCGGATCCGGAACATGCCGGACGCGGTCTCCCCCATCGCCGTGGCGCAGAGCGCCCAGCAGATGGCCCAGCAGCTCGGCCTGCCGCCCGTGCTGGTCCTCGAGCCGTTCGACGACGGCGCCACCCCCGCGCTCAAGGCCAGCTATGGCCTTGGGAGCTTCGGGGCGATGTTCGGGGACGACCAGCTCCTCGGCTTCTTCGACGATCCGGAGAGCGGCCTCTTCGGGGTCGACCGCCGGATGGCCACGGCCTACTTCGAGGTCCAACTTCAGGACCTGGTCAGGGACCCGCAGGGCTACGAGTTCTTCTTCGACGACGGTGGCTTCGGTGACGACCCGGTGCTCGGGTTCCCGGAGGGCGCGCCGAGCCTCCCGCCCGGGGTCACGTCCGCGCTGCTCGCGCTCTACCAGGACGTCTCCAACAAGAAGGCGGGCGGGGTCCAGTTCGACATCGCCCTCTACGGCCTCACGTTGGAGCTCGGGGAGGGCCAGTCGAGCGGAGCTTCCCCGACCAAGGTCTTCGACCTCGCGCCCGCCTCCGGCCAGATCTGGTGGGTCTCCGAGGCGTTCGCCGGTCACGACTGCTCGTCCCTGACCCTATCCCCCCACGTCTCCCACTTCCTGGTCTACGACCTCGAGGACGGGACCCACCTGACGACGCCCGTTTATCGCCGCCAGGATACCCAGCGGGCCACGATCCCCACCCAGCGCGTCACCGGGATCCACGGGTGGGTGCAGTCGGACGGTTTCGCGGTCGGCAACCTGGTCGCCTGGTTTTGGGTGCGGTCCGTCTTGGCGACCTGAGTCGCGTAGTATCTCGACCATGATGATGACCTGCTCGGACCCGGACTGCTTCCTCTGCCGGCGCCTGCCCGTCCCGTTGTCGCGGGCGGCCCATGCGAATCCTCAGGTCAGCCTGTGGATCGTCGTGGCGATCATGTTCGGGCTGGCGCTCGGCGTGGGCGTCGCGGTGTCTGGGTGTGGGTCGGTCACTCCTGATGCCGCCCAGCTGCAGGCGAGTCTCGGTGGCGCTGGCGGGCTCGCTGGTGCCCCCGGCGGGCAGGCAGGCGGGCTGGAAGCCACAGGGGGCGCTACGGGCGGCCAGGACGGCGGAGGCCAGGCAGCGGGCGCGGACGGTCGTCTCGACGCTGGCACCGACGCCTGTGTCTCGGTACCAGGCGTCCGCTATTGCGATCCCAATGCCCAGCCATGTCCGGCCAGCGTGCCGCTGGCGAGTTGTCCAGGGGGCACCGTTCTGGCCGGCGATGGCGGTACATGCCCAATCGGAAAGACCTACGTCGCGGTGTTCGAAATCTGCATCCCGGCAGACGGCGGATAGACGCTCGCTCTGGTCCCCGTGTAGCATCGCCGCATGAGCGGCATCGGAACGTCCCGAGAGAAATTCAACGCGCGCGAAGAATTCATCACGTCGGACGTCAATCGGTTGCAGTCGCTCGCGAGCCGCGATCTGCAGAACCTCCTGGCCGACGCCAGCTCAGACGTGGGTGGCATACCGATCACGGGTCTGAGCGGACCGTGCTCGCTGGTGGGCGTCGTGGCCACCTTCAACATGACCCTGGCGGCCGCGCAGGCGCTCTGCTGGAACCCCGGCGACAGCAGCCTCACCGCGGACGACAGCGCCTACGAGATCGCGCGCTGGGCGCAGACGGTGCTGACCTTCGGCGCTCCGTCGGGGAATCCGCGGATCGACCTGGTGGTGGCGACGCCGGCGGCGGTCGACGCGGACAGCCAGAGCCGGACGATCCTGGTGGACCCGGTCGCGCGCACGACGACGCCGCAGAACGTCTTCAAGACGACAAACCCACAGGCGACGCTCGCCGTCGTCGCAGGGACGCCTGGCTCCTCGCCTGTCCCGCCTGCGGTTCCATCTGGGGCATTCGCGCTGTTCGAGGTCTTTGTCCCGACCGGCGCCAGCGATGCGACGGGATTCTCCGCGGTGCCGCGGATGTTCCGGCGCGCGCCGTTTCCCTGGTCGAACTTCAGCGGGATCGTCTCCGGGTTCAAACCGCAGTGGGACCTGACCGCCGACCCGACGACCACGGCATCGACGATCTCGTTCGGCGCCCTGGACGACTGCCGGGTGATCATCGACGGCGAACTGATCGAGACACTCGGGGTCTCGCTGGAGATCTTCCAGGACGGCGCGGCCAATCCGTTCGGCTCGCCCGCGAGCGCGACATGGAACAAGCCCTACTACCTCTACGCGGTCGGCGGCCGCCACGCGCCGCAGATGGGCACGACGCTCCACGCGCCCGTGGTCATCGTCGAGAGCACGACGCCGCCGACCCTGTCGACGGGGAGACCGACCGCGGCGATCACCACGCCGCGCGGCAGCGCCCCAACTGCCGCCTGCGTCTACATCGGACTCGGCAGCGTCATCGCGAACACCACACGGCGGGCGGCCTGCTTCATGGACGATTCGTACACGTACCACGATGGCGTGAGCTTCCTCGCCAACCTGAACAATGTTCAGCACGTCTACGGTGGTGCAGCGACCGCTAAGCTCGAAGTGAATTCGCCCCCCGTGGTGCCGGCGATCTCAAGCCGAGCGGCGTGCTCGTTTCTCGCTGGCACCGGCACCGGAACGAGTGATGCCTATCCAGACCAGGGCGATGGGACCGCGGCTTCTCCTGGGTTCAGTGCTACGGGATTCCCTCCTCTCCTGACTGCCACCGCAGGCCAGGTACCCGGGCGAGGCGTGCTGCCGTTCAATGCGCTGCTGCCGACATTCTGGGCTGCGGCTGCGGGGGCGGGAACTCTTGTCCTGGCGTTCCTCGGCTTCGACCACGGCGTGAAGCGCCTCCGGTAGGCCCGCCCTCTAGTCCACCCACGGTCCGCCCCTCTATCATGGGCGCGTGCCCCAGCCGACGATTCTGTCGACCCGCAATGGAAGCGGGTCGGTAAGCGGATACCGAGACGACCTGGTCGCGGGCGATCTCGTCGGGCTGTCGCTCTCGAACTACGTCGGGATCACCTCGGTCAAGTGGGAGCTGATCGGGCGTCCTGAGGGTAGCGCGGCGGGCGGCGCCGGGCCCGAGCCGATCCTGCTGGCGACCGCCAACTCGACGGCCTTCAACGTCGACAGCGACTCGGGGGACTTCCGGCTCGACGGGACCTACGACGTCCAGGCGACGCTCAACCCTGGGACCCCGGGCCAGATCCGCATCACCGCGATCCTCTGCCGCTTGAGCGGCCTGACCATCCCCGGCCCCGGCTCCACCGTCCGCACCCTGCGAAAGCTCGGCGGGTTCGAGACGCTGGAGGACACCAGCGTCCCGACGATCCTGCAAGGCTGGGCCACCGAACTGAACCGCTGGCTTGAACTCCTGCGGGAGACCGTCACCGGCGGCGCGGGAGGCTTCACGACCCTGGCGGGAGCCTACAGCCACGGGGCGGACAGCAGTGACCAGACGATGGTCCTCCACGACTCGCTCGGCGGCGGGATCATCGTCGACGGCAGCCAGAGCAACTTCACCGGCGCAAGCGCGCTCCGGATCAATACGGCGGCGGGCGGCCCGGTGGTGGTCGACCGCGCCACCGGCCGCGTCGGAATCGGGATCGCCGCCCCCCTGCAGAGCCTCCACGCGAAGGGCGCCGCGCCAGCGCTTCGCCTCGACCGAACTGGTGGCGCCACGCTCGACGCCATGAACGTGGCGGACGATCTCCAGCTCCTGAACGGGGCGACGATCCTCGGGATCTTCAAGTCGACGGGTGGGCTACAGGCAGACCTAGGGGTGGGGATCGGGACGCCGCCGGCGACGCACCCGGTGCTGGCCCTCGGCGCGGCGAGCACCTCGCCGATCAGCGCTTCCGGCACTGCGCGATTCCGCTACAACGAGAGCACAGGGCACGCCGAGTTCTCCGAGAACGGGGGCGCCTACCAACCGTTCGGAACCTCCGCGGCATCGGCCTATGCCACGATCGACGCCGCCGGCACCCCGCTCACCCAGCGCACGATCCTCAACTTCGTGGGACCGCTGACGCCCGTCGACAATTCCGGGGCGACCCGGACCGACGTCTCGATCGCCGCGAACGGGATCACCACTGCTCTCTTCCGGCAGAGCGTGGCGCTCTCTGTCGTCGGTAATCCGACTGGCAGCACGGCGAACGCTCAGGACATCGTCGCGGGCGCGGACGGGCAGTTCCTCGGGCGCACCGGCGGTGCGCTGGCGTGGAGCGCGGTCCCATACTCCTCGCTGACCGGAGCGCCGACGATCTTTTATCAGACCGTCGAAGAGGCCGGCTCGGCGCTGACCCAGCGCACGATCCTCAACTTCGACGGGACGGTCGTAGCCAGTGACAGCGCCAGCCCCGCCCGCACCAACGTCGGTCTTCCGGCTGTCGGTCCCGGAGCGGGGACGATCGGCGGTTTCGGAATCACCAGCATCACCTTAGATGCGCAAGGTCGAGTTACGGGCGCCTCGACCGGGACGTTCACCAGCGGCGGTATCACCTCGCTGGTCGGGGACGGGACGGCGACTGGACCCGGCGCGGCGACCTTCATCCTGACCAACATTCCGGATCAGACGACGGCGGCGGGCTCCGTCCTGTTCGCCGACAGCGTCGCTCCCGCGTTGCCCGCGCTCGGGTTCGGTGCCCTCTATGCGGATGCCGCCTCGAAGAACATCGCCTTCAAGAACAACGCCGGGGCGATCACGCACGGGGTGAAAACGTTCGCGGCCGTTGGCGGACAGTTCCTGACGGCGATCGATGATGACGGGACTGTGCATTCCGCCACAGCGACGACCACGGTCTTCTATCAAACGGTCGACGCTGCGGGCGTGCCATTGACTCAGAGGCCAACGCTGAACGCTGTGGCACCGCTGACGGCAGTGGACAACAGCGGGGCGGCGCGCACCGACCTGGGGCTGTCGTTCGACGGCACGTTACACGTCTCCGGGGGAGCTCTCGGCGTACTCGCGATCCCGGGATCGTCGGTAACGGGGATCGCCAACACGGTGCCGTTCCTCAACGGTAGTGGTGTCCTGGCGGAGGCGGTGAATGCGCTGGGCTATGACCCGACCAACGTTCGCTTCGGGTCGCGGGTCTCCTCCGGCCTCCCGCTCTATCAGGTCCACCTCGTCGACGAGGCTGGCGCCTCTGACCGCGGGCTGGCCGTCGCGTCCTACTCGACGTCGAGCACGCCAGCGAGGCGCGTCAGCATCAAGGCTAGAGGAACCTTTGCGAGTCCGACGAGCGTCGCATTGTCGGATTATCTCCTTCGTGATGACGCGCTCGCCTTCGACGGGACCAGCTACCTGAACACGGCCGCCACCGGGTTTTACGTCGATAACACACCCAGCACGGGACACGCCGGGAGCGCCTGGTACATCGCCGCCAATCCGACTGGCCTCAGTTCTGACCCGGTGGCGAACAACGAAGTCTCTATGTATGCGTTCAGCAACGGTAGGATCTCCTTCCCGAAGACTCCAGCCGCCGTCCAGTCGATGAACGTCGTCGGCATGTCCGGCGGGGTCGTTGCCAATAACAGCAAGCTCTCGACCGTCTCTGCCGGCAGCGTGCAGACCTTCTACGCGGGTCCGTTCACGGGAACCGCCGGTGGCATCACGGCAGGGACCTACAACACACAGATCGGCGGCAGCTCGACCTGGCCTGGCACCCTGTCGTTCGTGAACGTCGACAGCGGGAGGAACACGACCGACACAGGAATGGCTTTTTTCTCCCCCGCGTCGAACGTATTCACCGGTACCGCAGCCGGAATCTACTACACGTCTGAGGCTTACAGCGGTGCGCTGGGCAGCACGAATGCACTCGTGCTCGACAACTTCCAGAACTACGGGAGTAGCCCAACGGGGCGACCGATCATCTTCGTCGGCTGGAACGGGGGCGCGCAGTTTAGGGCGATGTACCTCCCCGGGGATGGCTCAACGCTTTGGGGAAACTCGACCGCGGCAGTTTCGGCATCTGGAACGGCAGGCATCCGGTCGGCGGGCGGACACCTTCAGTACAGCCAGAACGGTGGGGCGTGGACCAATTTCGATGCTGCTCTGACCGGGGCTTTCTATCAGACCGTCGAGGAGGCTGGCACGCCGCTCGCCCAGCGATCCATCTTGAACTTCGACGGGACCGTCGTCGCGACCGACAGCGCATCGCCGGCGCGGACCAATGTGGGCCTGCCCGCGACCGGGCCCGGGGCGGGGACGATCGGCGGGGCGGGGATCGCGAGCATCACTCTCGACGCGCAGGGCCGCGTCACCGGCGCTACGACCGGCAGCTTCGGCGCCGGTGGCTACACGACGCTCGAGGCGAATGGCACCCCGGTTACGGCGCGCGCGATTGCCAGCTTCTCGGTCGACTTCGGCGTCGTCGACAATGGAGGCGCCACCCGGACCGACATCACGCTGGCCAACGCCGGTGCTGGCGCTGGGCTGCACGGCGGCGCGGGTGTCAGCGGAGTCACCCTCGACGCGAAGGGGCGTGTGACAGCAGTCGGCACCGCGACCTATCTGATCGGAACGGGGGCCTCGCCGGGCACCTTCAACAACGTGACGATCACCGGCGATGGGCTCGTCACCGGCGGCAGCAACGTCGCCTATCTGACTAGCGCGTTCTACCAGACCGTCGAAGAGGCCGGCTCGGCGCTGACCCAGCGGGCGATCCTCAACTTCGACGGGACGGTCGTAGCGGCCGACGACGTCGCCCACGCCCGCACGAACGTCGGTCTTCCGAACGTCGGCCCCGGCGCGGGCCTGCAGGGCGGCGCCGGCATTTCTGGGATCGTCCTCGACGCCCAGGGCCGCGTGGTCTCGGTGAACGCGGCGACCTATCAGGGCGTCATCACCTGGCCCCTCTCCGGGCAGGTCCTCACGAGCGCGGGGACATCCGCCAACCCGACGGGTGATTCTACGTTCACCTTCAACCAGGTGGCTCACGTCATGGCCGGCGGCAACGCCATCGGCATCAACGGCGCGACGGTCTTCACCAACACGAGCCTTGTCGTCGGGATCACCACCGCTCCGGATAGGGATCGCGTGCAGTTCAACCTCGGCGGCGGAACTCTCGGGCCGACCGGAACCGGCGATAGCACACTGTTTGACATCATCCCGGCGGACACCAGCATCAACGGCAAGCTGCCCAGAACGCCGGCGATCTATTCGACGGCGCGCATCCGTTCGTTGACGTACACGGGCGGGTCCCTTGGGGACAGCGCGAGCGTTGTCACCAGTCTCTATATCGACGGTGCGCCCGCCACGGCCGTCATGGGTGGTGGCGAGTACGCAGTCTATGCGGCCGGGGGGCAGGTTCACTTCGGTGGCGATCTTGAGGTGGGAGGCGATGTCCGTGGGGCGCTTCTGATCGCGCAGGGGAGCGGCGGGACGCCCCTGTTCGCGGATGGCAACCTGTTCCAGGTCGGGTTCTTCGGCGCGAGCCCGGTCGGTCAGCAGGCAGGCGGATCCGCGTCTGCTGGCGTGGTCTACACGGCTACGGAGCAGGGCATGCTCAATCGCGCCTATGCAGCGTTGCGCGCCTTTGGGCTACTGGCCTGATTTGGTTGACCGGAGATGGGGTGGCGGTGGCAAGATGCCGGTCATGGCCAAGTCCCCGATGAAGCCCTTCGCGATCAGCAAGCACGAGCAGCTGGTCCTCACCACGTACCTGAACCCCCTCAAGCACGCGAACCAGGAGGAGCGGCACAGCCGCCGGGACGTCTGGGACGAATTCGGCCTGCGGCCGCTCAAGCGGCAACTCGACGCGATGCCGACCGAGGATGATCCCAACCCCCAGGCGAAGATCAAGATCTCCGACTGGGCGAGCGACGAGCAGAACGTCCGCGTCGAGCTCCACGGCGGGACCATCACCTACGTGATCAAGAAGCTCGACGGCGAGCTCCAGGGCCCCGCCGGTGACGTGCTCGGCGAACTTGCCGACCGCCTCATCGCTCTGCGCGACACCAATACCGACACCATCTGCACCTCTGGTGGGACCGGCTACAGGTTACCGCGCGCGCTGTGGACGCCGGAAGAGATCGCCGCCGCCGTTCCGCCCGTGCCGGTCATCGCCGATCCGGCCGCCGGGTAGACGGATCCACCGGCTTCCTCCTACGATGGCGGAATGAAGCCGGCCATCCTCTTCGCGCTGATCCTCGGGGTCCTGGGGTGCGACCCCACGGCCGCGCCCCCGCCCGCTCACAAGGTCGGATCGTCGTTCGGCGGCCCGGTCTGGCGGGTGCCGCTCAACGCCATCCCTTCGACGGCCAGCGCCACGACGATCGTCTTCGACACGACGGTGACGCCCGTGGTTCCGCCGCCGGAGCGGCTGGCGGTCAGCTGCCGGTTCGACCAAGCGGTGACGCTGCTCTATCAGATCCAGCGGCTCGGCTCTGTTACCTGGCGAACGATGAACGGAACGGGCGCCGGAGATGCGGTCCCTGCCAACACCGACGCCTTCTACGACTACCTCGTCCAGGGGCCAAACAGCCGGCTTGAGGTGGTGAATGGGGGAACCGGACCGAGCACGCCCGAACTGAACGTGGGGCCGGTGTACGACCGACCCCTGGCGCAGTAAGGGCGCCGTGGAGACACCCCGAAGAAAGCGGGTGTGGGTCGCCCTGGCGGCCCTGATCCTGGCCCTGATCGGGTGGAGCGCGGGCACGAGCGCGATTGTGATCCACGTCAGCTCGCCGCGCGTCTCCCCGATTCGCTGCGTGACGGGCGCGGCCGGTGCCGGCCCGATCCATGTGAGCTCGCCTCGTGTCGGGCCGCCCTGCACCGGGACCGGAGGAGCGGCCGGCGCCGGCGGGGCCGCCGGTTCCGGGACAGGTGGATCGGGGACTGGAGGCAGTGGCACTGGGGGGGCGGCTACCGGCGGCTCAGGGACGGGTGGCACCGGGACGGGCGGGACGGGCACGGGGGGATCCGCAACGGGCGGCACTGGCGGCGTGGTGGGCTGCGGTGACGGCGTCATCCAGCCGGGCGAGCTCTGCGACGGCTCCGCCCTGGACAACGCGACCTGCGCGCTCCTCGGCTACTCCGGTGGCTCGCTGGCTTGCTCCTCGACGTGCCAGTTCAACGTCAGCTCCTGTACGGGAGGAACCATCACGCCGACGATCACAGCCTCGCGAACGAGCTGCACGGCACCGTGCGCTGTCAATTTCGACGTGACATCGACCTCCGGGCTCTCGGGCTCGAACTACTGGCGCGCGAATTGGGCGTGGGATTTCAACGACACAGCGAGCACCCACAAGGGGACGATCGGCCACGTCGTGGGCCACGTCTTCGACAACCCAGGGACCTACGTCGTCGTCGCGCGCGTCCACGACCTGGCCGGCGCGGCTGGGAGCGCCACCAAGACGATCACCGTCTCGGCGATGAGCGGGACTACCTACTACGTCTCGAGCAGCGGGAGCGACGGCAACCCGGGTACCAGCATGGGTTCAGCTTGGGCTACGTTCGCGCACGCCATCACCTCCGGCTACGCGACGAACAACACCGTCCTCTTGAGGCGCGGTGACACCTTCGTCAGTACCGGCGTAGACGACGACAACTACACGACGGCCGGGCCGTTCCTGATCGGCGCCTACACCGACCCCGGCCACGTCTCGGCGCTCGACCCCATCATCACCGACTCGCTCGGGAGCGGGCACGGCCTGTTCAACTTCTACGCCAACGGCCTGACGATCCAGCACGTCCACCTCAAGGCCACCAACCACTTGAGCCAATTCATCTCCTTCAACTCGACCACCAACGACCTCGTCGAGTATTGCGAGATCGAGGGCATCGGGGCGACTGGCGACACCGGCGACATCAGCTTCCAGGTGACGGGTGGCGCGGCTTCGTTTGCCGTCGACAACTACCTGCACGACTTCCACGCCTACGGCATCTATTTTGGCGGGGCGAGCGGGGCCACGGCTCTCGGCAACACGCTTCTCAACTTCGACGGGGGCGCGACCTCGCTTCACGGAATGCGGTTCAGCGCGACCACGGACGGGACCGGCACCGCCAACTCGAACTACTACATCGCGGAGAACACGTTGGACGCCGGGCCGAGCTCGAACAGCTTTACCTCGTTCACCATCCACGGCGACGTCCAGCATGTCGTGGTCGTCGGCAATACCGTTGACCACGACTACGGTATCGGGCCGACGAACGCCGCCAGCAACGAGAAGCCGAACGCCGTGCTCTGGGAGGACAACGCTTCTCAGAAGGTCGCGACCGCCGTCAGCTACCAGGGGCTCGCCGCTGACGCGAGCAATATGGAGATCAGGAACAACGTCCTCCTGAACGCCGACGTCGCGATCGTGGTTGGCAACAACTACCCGCTGATGCCGGCCAACTGGCCCGATCAGGTCTTCGTGGAGAACAACACCGCATTCCAGAAGGTGCCGAGCGGCGTCACCAACTCGGGGGACATCTTTTTCGGCTCGCACGTCATCACGACCGGCTTCGCTTTGTTCGAGAACAACGTCTTCCAGACGAACGCGACCTCGACCACGAGCAAAATGGTCCAGGTCGACGGCGCCGGCACCGAGACCATCGACTACAACGACATCTACACGCCGAACGCGACGCTGGCCTCGCCTGGCGTCGGGACACACGGGGTCGTAGGGAACCCGCTGTTCGTCTCGCCGCCAGCCGACAGCACGCTTTCCTATACGCCGGCGGGGTTCGAGATCCAGTCAGGATCGGCGGCGCAGGACGTCGGGACGAACACCCACGTCTATGAGGACTTCTACCGCGTCGTCCGGCCGCAGAACGGGTCCTGGGACATGGGCGCGCACGAGCGGAAGAACCCCTAGGCGGGTAGACGGCGCGGCCCGGCGCCGCCTACGATGGCGCCATGTCCTACCTGGTGGCGATGTCCGGCTCGGTCGGATCCTGCGCGGCAAAGGCCGTTGGCGACGTCGACCAGACGCCCCTCATGGGGGCGATCAGCCTGGCCTTCCAGGCGACCTTCGACGCCGTCTTCGCGGACGCTGTCCCGATCGCCAGCTCGGACGGATCTCCGTTCACCCCGTCTCTCGGGGCGGTAACGGCGGTCCGGGCGATCGCGATCCGATCGCTCACCGGCGCCACCGTCGTCGTGAAGTTGACCTCGGCCAAGGGGACCGACCAGCAGATCCCGGTCTCGGACCTCCTCGTGATCCAGGCGAAGAACCTGGGGGACCAGTACACCGCGATCAAGATCGTGGGGACCGCGACGATCGAATATCTTATTGCCGGCAATCTCGCCCCCTGACCCCCTCCTTGCGCGCGGCGCGCGGCGCGTGCGACCCTGAGCCTCATGCAAGCGCTCATGATCTGGCTCCTCTCGATTGACCCGAAGCTCTGGTACATCACCGTTGGCGCCGTCCTCTGGCTGGTGACCTACCTCTGGCGTCGCTTCCTGCCTTCGGTGTGGGCGGCGGCCACCGCAAAGAACCCGGCGCTATCGCAGATCTGGCTCACCGTCCTCGGGGCGCTCATCAGCGCCGGGCCGGCTATCGGGAAGCCGCTGGGCGCCTTCGTCGAACAGATGCTCGTCGGCGCGGTCCTGGCCACCATCGGGGCGCAGGGCATCCACGCCGTCCTCGAGGCCCTGCCGATTCCCTACAGCGGGGCAAAGAAGCAGGTCGACGCTGCATTCGTGAGGCGTGGCACGCCGCCAGGCGGAGCCGCTGCGCTCGACCACCCACCCAAGCCCTAGCCAACTGTGGGGGCCTGTATGAATATGGGCCATGTCGCCCTCGAAGGATCTGCACAAGATCATCGAGGGGCAGCGCCAGGACGTCGAGCGCGGGATCGTTTCCCCCCCGGGGATCGCCGTCGACCCCGAGGCGCACGCGGGAGAGCTCCTGGCAGGGGCCTGGAGGCGCAGGCTGTCGAAATGGATCGACGCCTGGTCGGAGCGCCTCGACCGCTTGGGGACGTTCCTGAAGCGCCTGGCCCTGGTGCTCGGAGGAATTGCCGGCCTGATCAAGCTCGTGCACACGATGCGATCCCAGATTGGACCGGCCGAGCTACCGCGCGGAACCGATACGCCGACAATCGGAACCGACTTCGTGAAGAAACCGAAACCTCCGGGGACCTAAACAATGAGCACAATGCCACCGGGGGGCGACGACGATGGGGGACGAGACCATGAAGCGGATGGCGTTCGAGATGCGTTCGGAGACGACGACAGAACGCCGACGGAGCGCCCCCCCCGTAGACCCGCCTCAGACGGAGCCCTCCGACTGGCTCGTGCGACGACGCTTTTCAACGCGATCGCTACCCAGTTTGGTGCTGCTGCAGGAGGCATTGACCGGCTTGCGCCAGACGAACGCGCTCTATTTGTCCGCCGAATCTGCGCCGATGGCCGCCTCACTGCGCGAGCTCTAGTCGCCTTCCTCGACGACATCGAGGCGGCAGGGTAGCGTCCCCGCCGTGATGAGCGCGGCCGAAGTGATGGCGCTCCGCGACGATGTCGTGCGGGCCCTGCACGACTGGGCCGAGCCCGACGGCTTTCTCCTGCCCACCGAACCCGACCCGCTCGAGCGCGAGCTTTGCCGGGAGCGCCTCCGCGTCGCCCGCGACGTGCTCAACCGGGTGCTCTCGGGCGTCCCCTAGTCCGCGTAGTATCCGCGCCCATGGCGACGAAGACGTGGGCAGAGAGGTTCCCGCACCCGGGGGAGGCGCCGGTGCGGCCAGCGGACGAGCTGCATCCAACCGAAACGGACGCGCTCTACCAGTGGTGGCAGGACTGCTACGCCTGGAACACCTACGTGATGGCGGTCCGCCGCAATGAGGTCGCCCGATCGCTCGACCTGCTGGACCGGCAGCGCGCGGACGAGGGCCAACCGATCACCGCCGCCGACGTCATCGCCATGAACGTCGGGGCCTCGTTCCTCGACGGGACGATCGGCGACTCGTTCCTCACCGGTCCGAGACGAGGCACGCCGCCCGGGATGCGGACGCTGTGAGCGTCGCCTACGCCGGGATCGATCCGGGCCTCTCGGGAGCCGTCGCCATCATCTCGCCAGACGGGACCGTCCGCGTCTGGGACATGCCGGTGATCGAGATGCAGATCAAGAAGCGGGCGAAGACCGGCGGCACGAAGATGGGCGCGAAGAACATCCCAGACGAGCACCAGATGGTGACGATCCTGGAGGGGCTCTTGGCCTCCACCCAATACGCCGCCACCAGCGTCCACGTCACCCTGGAGAAGGTCAACGCGATGCCGTCGATCGACGGTGGCCGCCGGACGATGGGCGCGACGTCGATGTTTAATTTCGGCTTCGGCTACGGCCTTTGGTGCATGGCGCTGACCGCGCTGAAGCTCTCGCACGAACGGGTCCACCCTGCGACCTGGAAGGCGGCGGTGCTTCGGGGGACGAACAAGGACGACGGCGCCGTGGCGCAGGTCGCCGGCCAGCTATATCCCGCCGCAAACCATCTCCTGCGCGGCCCCCGCGGGGGGCTGATGATCGGCCGCGTCGATGCCCTGCTGATCGCCCACTACGGGAAGGTCATGGGCGAGACCCCGATCCCCATTTCGTAGAAATCGACCGGCCACCGCGATTTCTTAGTTTACCGGCGTCACCGACCCGGCGTATGGTCGAGGTTGTCGGGCGCCAGTAGGGGCTCGGCAAAAAGAAAGGGCGGCGGCCCGGACTACCCGGACCGTCGCCCTGAACCCCAGGACCCCCCGACCAAGAGGAGTACCTATGCCGAGAGTCACCGATCAGGGAATCGCCGTAAAGAGCCCGACCCTCCCCCGTCACGTCGTCGAGCAGAAGGCGCTGGAGGTCGCCGCCAACGTCCGGGCGCGGATGGCGCGCGCCGTCCCGAGCCAGGACGTCGACGACGTCTACCAGGAGGCCGTGCTCTGGGCGCTCGAATGGGCCGCGCGCTACGGCGGGAAGTTCGAGGGCGACAACCCGTTCACCCCGATGAGCAGGGTCGCCTTCCGGCGCGTCATCCACGCGGTGCGGAAGGCCGAGCACCAGGTGAGCGTGAGCGAGCACGTCACGCAGCGGCGCCTGGCGCATGAGGTGGCGCCGGCGCACGCCGTCCCGCTCGCTGGGTGCGGTTACAGCGATGGGATCGAGGACGACGGATGCGTGAAGGCCGTCCAGGTTGGGGAGTCTGCCCGCGAGACGCTGTTGCCCGGCGAGGCCGATCGCGGCCAGCGAGCTGCGCAGGTGCTCCGGTCGCTCGCCCCGGAGGAGCGCCGCCTCGTGCGAGACGTCGTCACCAGCGGACGCTCGCGGTCCAAGATCGGGCGTCGGCGCGCACGGCGGGTGCTCGGACGCTTCGCTGCGGCGGTGGGCCCCGACGTCTCGATCGCGGCGGTGCGGCGCGCGGCGCGAGATCCACGGCTGCCGCCGCCGAATACGGTGGTCCGCCGCGGAGACCAGAGCCTTCTGGTCGGAATGGAGACATTCACCTATCGCGGCCAGACCTTCCGGTCGATCTCCGCTGCGGCTGTGCGCGCGGCGGCCGACGTCGGGCTCTGCACGAAGGCGCAGAACGGGTACGAGTTCTGGGGCCTCGGCCTGCCGCGCTCCGCCTCCGCGTAGTATCCCGCCGCGATGGCACAGACCGACGAGGAAACGACAATGCGCGACCTCGGCTACCTGACGGTGGACGAGGCCGCGAAGCTGGTGGACCGGGCGGTGTCGAGCATCTACAACCGATCGCGCCGCCTGCCACAGGTCCACCCGGAGCGGGCGCCATTCGTGAAGAGCTCGATCACGCTCTGGATCCATCGGGACTCGCTCCTGAAGGCGTACCCAGACCCTGCGCGCGCGGCGCGGGGCGCGTCGTGAGCGGACCGGAGGACATCGTCGAGGAGTTCTTCCCCCCCGCGCCGCCCGGCCAGCTGCCGCCGATCGGCGTGGGACTCCACCTCGACGTGCCGCACGACAGATACCTATCCGATCCTTGCGCGCGCCCCTCGCTGAACGCGAGCGTCGCGAAGGAGATCGCGGCCGACGCTCCGCTCTACGGCTGGTACGCGCACCCCAGGCTCGGCGGCGACGTGGGCGGGGGAGGCACGAAGTCGATGGACCGCGGCTCGATCATCCACAAGCTGGTGCTCGGGCGCGGGCAGGACTTCGCGACGGTGCCCGCCGACGACTGGCGGAAGGACTGGGCGAAGCGGCGGCGCAACGAGATCCGGTCGGTGGGGCTGATTCCCGTCCTCGCCGCCGACATGGACGACTACACGGCCGAGGCGGAGACCTACACGCGCAAGCTCCGCGACGACTGGGGGGTCACCTTCGATGGCGTGCAGACCGAGGTGACGGCGGTCTGGGAGGAGGATGGCGTCCTATGCCGCGCGCGCTACGACGGCTGGCGGCCTGACCCCGCCACGCTGATCATCGACGACCTCAAGACGATCCCGCGGGCGAATCCCCGGGCCTGCCGGATGGCCTGCCATTCGTTCGGCTACGACCTGGCCGCCGCCCACTACATCAAGGGCGCCGAGCACCTAGTGGCCGACAGCGATGGCCGCTGGAACATGCGGTTCATCTTTCTCGAGGGCGCGCCGGCGTTTGAAGTCCTGGTGACCGAATTCGCCGGGACGATGCGCCAGGTTGGGGAGCAGAAGCGGCGCCGCGGGTTCGACGGCTGGGCCGGATCCATCCGGCTCGGGACCGCGCGCCAATACTGGCCGCCGCGCCCCCGCCAGATCGTGAGACTTGAGGCGATGCCGTGGGCCGTCGCCGAAGACAGTGACGCCGCCTTCGCGGCGTTCAACAACCCCCCGCCCGCATTCTGAGGAGACCGACCATGGCACATGCATCGAAGCCGCAGGTAGCGGCAGCACCGCCGCAGGACCCATCGACGGTGAGCCGCGCGGCCCATCGCACGTTCAAGATCGAGCCCGCCGTCCGCAAGCGGGTGCCGCTCTGGATCAGCGCCAACGGCCCGAGCGGCTGCGGCAAGACGAAGTCCATGCTGCGGATGGCGGCCGGCGCGCAGAAGATCGTCGGCGGAAAGGTCGCGGTGGTCGACACGGAGAACGACCGCGCCCTTCACTACGCCGACTGGTACGAGCAGACCTACGGCTACCGGTTCGACCACATCCACTTCGACCCGCCGTTCGGGTCGCTCCACTACCTCGCGGCGATCTTACAGGCGGCCAAGGCAGGCGCGACGGTGATCGTCATCGACTCGGGCTCGCACGAGCACGACGGGATCGGCGGCCTCCTCGAGGAGCACGAGGCCGAGATCGACCGGATGCAGGAGGAGCAGGTGCGCCGGTGGGGCAAGGCGTCCGACCGGGAGGCACTCTCGATGGCGGCCTGGAAGCAGCCGAAGATGGACCGGCGCCGGATGATCAACGAGCTCATGCAGCTCGGGGTGATCCTGTTCTGGGGCTTCCGCGCGAAGCCCAAGCAGGACATGGAGGCCAAAGGGAAGGACCGCGACAAGGGGTTCATGCCGATCAGCGGCGACGATCTCCTCTTCGAGATGACCGTGTCGATGATGCTCCCGGCGCTCTCCGAAGGGATCCCCGACTGGAAGCCCGAGAAGAAGGGCGAGCGAGCGTCCGTGAAGAAGGGCCCGTTTAAGAAGCTGTTCGAGCGGGCCCGTCAGGTCGACGAGGAGATGGGCGCGGCCATGGCGACCTGGGCGCTCGGCTCGGCGGTGCCAGAGACCAGCGCCGCTGCCAAGGCCGGGACGGCGACCGAGCGCGCGGCGATCGTTAAAGACCTGGTCACGCTTCGCGAGAAGCTCGGCTGGGACCTGGAGAAGTCCCGGAAGTGGCGCGAGGAGGTCTTCCACGAAGGCGACTCGAACAAGCTGACGGTCCAGCAGCTCGACGACACTCGGGCGCTGATGGGGCTGAAGGTCGACGGCGGCGACGAGGCGTACCTCGCCGAGTTGGCCAGCTTCGTCGAGCTCGGTCGCGCGTTCGCCACCACCACCGCTACCGGAGAGGGACAGCCATGAAGATCACCAGGATTGAGATCAAGGACTACCGAGGGGTCAAAGAGTTCGCGACCGACGTGGGGCCTGCCGGGCTCACGGTGAAGGGGCCGAACGCCAAGGGGAAGACGTCGATCCTCAACGCGATCTCGGCGGCGCTGGCGGCGCGCGGGATCGACCCGAGCGACATCCGCCACGGCGCCGACTCCTCGGAGATCCTCATCAGCATGGACGGCCTCCGTGTCCGCCGGCGCATCTCAGAGAACGGCCCAAGCCTGGCGGTCACGAACAAGGACGGCGACCGCTGGTCGAAGCCGCAGAGCCGCCTCGACGAGATCCTTGGCACCAGCGGGATCGACGCCCTGTCGTTCTTCCTGGCGGACCCGAAGAAGCGGAGGGCGATGGTGCTCGACGCGATGGCCCTCACCGTCACCCGCGACCAGGTGGTCGAGTGGACGGGGGACGCCAAGCTGGTCGACCAGATGGGGTCGAGCGGCCCGGCGCTGGAGGTGATCGACCGCTACCGCAAGCACTTCTACGAGCGGCGCACGGAGGCGAACCGGGTCCACAAGGAGAAGCAGCGCGCCTGGGACGCTGCGGCCGAGGCGGCACCGGCGGTTCTCCCTGAAAACGACGCGGGGGCGGTGGCCGAGCTCGAAGCGGCCGGCGAGGCGATGAAGGCGATCTCCGCGCGCGAGGCAGCGGTCACCCAGATCCGGGAGGGCAACGAGGCGGCCAGGACTCGGATTGCGGAACTGCGAGCGACCGCCGACGCCGCTGAGGCTAGCCTTCCCAAAACGAGGCGCGACTACGATGGTGAGGTCGCCGAAATCCAGGCGCTGATCGGGAAGGTTGAGCAGCAGCTTGTCGACCTTCGCCGCGGCCTCCAGATCGTCAAGGACGAGGCGCGCGAGGTCAGCGAAAAGAAGGCGACGGTCTTCAGCCGGCGAGAGGCGGCCGACGACCTCGAGCGAACGATCGCCGCGACCGAGGTCAGCGCGGTGACCGCCGAAGATCGCCAGCAGGCCGAGGGGCGCCTGACGTCGGCCCGCGCCAGGGCGGAGCGCGCGATCGCCGCTGCCGGAGGCCGGGAGATCTACGCCCGCGCCCAGATCGCCGCCAGCGAGGCCCGCGCGGCAGAGAAGGCGGCCGAGGACCTGGACAAGATCGTCAAGCGGCTCACCGACGAAGCCCCCCGCCAACTCGCCGCCAGCGGCGGGATTGAAGGGGTGGCGCTTGAGGGGGACCGCATGACCCTGGACGGGACCGACCTCACCAGCCTCTCAGGGGCCGAGCAGATGCGGTTCGCGGTCCGGCTGGCGAAGAGGACCAACGCGAAGTCCAAGATCCTTATCGTGGACGGCCTGGAGCGGCTCGACGCGGTTCGGGGGGTCGAGTTCGTGAAGGAGGCGACGGCCGACAACTGGCAGCTGTTCGCCACGCGGGTGGCCGACGGTGAGCTCGTCGTCGAGGCGATCGAGCCGTAGGGGATTCCGCCTGTGGGCAACCCTGTGGGTGAACTGCGGATGAAAAAGAAGTGGATCTCATTCGCGGCGATCCCTTACGTTCGACCCGTTCAGGTCCCCAGATGAAGCAGCCTCGCGCCTTCCATCCTCCATCGCAGCAGAGCCCGCAACGGGGCCTGAACAATCTCGCGAGCAGCTCGCGGCGGTGGGGGGTAGAGGGCGCGAGGCGAGGAGCGTTCGATGGACTGCGCTGACTGCGGATCTCCCACGCGCGTCACCAGGACCAGTCGCGTCCTGCAGATGACCGTCAGGGTCATCGAGTGCGCCTGTGGGTCCAGGTTCGAGACCGTGGAAAGGATCGCCGGACGGCTTCCGGGCGCCACCGAGAAGCAGATCAGATCCGCATATGTGCACATAGAGCCACCACCCATGCGCACCGGTGAGCACCGGCGGACAGGGGTGACCACGGGTGATCACGGGTCGCTACCCCTAGCGTTGGGGGGTTTGGGGGGTCTGATCTCTTCTTCAGGATCCGGCTCTGCGTCTTCTCCGGATCTGAATCATCATCCGGGCTTAGCGGTAATTCAGACGCGCGTGCGCGTTGAGCCCCCGGGGTTCTTAGCCTTCTGGGACGCATACCCCAGGAAGGTCGCCAGGGCAGCCGCGATGCGATCTTGGATCAAGATCAACCCCAAGGATGATCTGATCCAAGTGATCCTGGAGGCGCTCGCCTGGCAGCGGGAGATCTTCATGGCCCGCGAGCCGGAGCACCGACCGCACCCGGCGACGTGGCTCAACCAGATGCGTTGGCAGGACGAGCGGCCCCCGGCTACCCGGCCGCCGACCGCTGCCGCCTCGCATGGCCGCTTGCTCCCGAACCTCCCCAAGGGGGAGCCGAGGCCGAAGGAACCGCCCATCCGACCGCGTGCCGTGCCCACTGGCGCGACTTCGCAGGGGGGGCCGCAGCCTGCGGACGTCCGGGCTCCCGGAAGCGCTACAAACGCAAGCTAGGCGGTCGGGGCAAAACGCCCCAGGCCAGATAGGTGACCCAAGGTGGCCGACGATATTAGACCCCCCCCGCACGATCTGGATGCCGAAAAGGCGGCGCTTGGCTCCGTGTTCCTGAAGCAGTCGGCAATGGACGACCTCGCGGCGCTCCAGGTCGACGATTTCTTCCTGCCGATCCATCGGTCGGTGTTCGAGGCGATGCGCGCGTTGGAGGCCGCGAAAAAGCCGATCGAGCTCATCATGATCGAGGACGAGATGCGCCGGCAGGACACCTGGAGGCGGCTCGAGGGGGGCGGGGCATACCTGCTCGGATGCGTGAACACCTGTGGATCGGCGGAGCACGCGCCGCACTACGCCGCAGTCGTGGCGGAGAAGTCTCAGCTGCGGCGGCTGGTGGCGACCTGCGCGGAGATCCGGTCGGCCGCGCTGGGGGGAACGGTCACGGCGACGGATCTCCTGGCGGACCTGCGGCACCACGCGGGCGAGATCGAGGTCCTCGCCCCGGGTGGCCCCGTACGTGTCGGCGACGCGGTCGATGGCGTCATGAAGCGGATGGAGGAGCGGGGGGACAATCCCGAAGGCAGCCTGGTCCCAACCGGGATCAAGTCGGTCGACGAGAAGCTCGCGGGATTCCGATCGAACGAGCTGATCGTGGTGGCCGGCAACCCTGGCCGGGCCAAGACGGCGTGGGCGTTCTGTATGGCCGTCCGCGCGGCCATCGTCCAGAAGATCCCCACCCTCGTATTCTCGCTCGAGATGAGCCTCGACCAGATGGTCGAGCGGGCGCTCGCGGGCGAGGCGAGGGTGAATGGGCGCCACGTCTCCCTCGGTCGGATGTCGGTTGAGCAGTGGAGCAGGGTCGCCCGAGCCGCCTCACGGCTCAGCCTAGACAACGACGAGCGCGAGATCCCGCTCTACGTGGACGACCGAAAGCTGACCGCGTCCCGCATCTGCGCGGAGGCGCGGCGCTGGCGCGCGCGGCACCCGGGTCCCCGCGCGCTGATCGTGATCGACTACCTGGGGCTGGTCCGCCCCGATCGGGAGGAGCGGAACCGGGAGCGCGAGGTCGCGAAGATGTCGGGGATGTTCAAGGCGCTCTCCCACCGGACCGAGGCCGACTGCCCCGTGGTCATGATCTCCCAGCTCAATCGCGACAACATGAAGGGGAAGGACGGCAAGGCGCGCCCGCCGATCTTGTCGGACCTGCGCGAATCAGGCGCCGTCGAGCAGGACGCGGACGCCGTGCTCTTCCCTTGGTGGGAAGGAGAGGCGCCGGCAACCGGGAGCTGCCCGGCGCGGCTCATCATCGGAAAGTTCCGGAACAGCGCGAAGGGCGAGGCGAAGATGGACTGGTGGCCGGAGTACACGCTCTTCACCGAGCCGGCCGACCCGGACGACGAGGTCCAGGGCGACCTGTCGTTCGGGGAACAGCCCCGCGATCGCTGGTGAGGCGCGTAGTATCCCCGCGCATGGCGAACCGAAAACCGAGACCGCTGACCGACACGCAGGCGATCGAGAAGGTGCTGGGCGCTCTCAACAAGGAGCGCACCGACTCGCCAGAGCGCCGCACGCCGCACGACGGCTGGGCGCGGATGAAGCACGCGGTCGACGAGCTCGGGGAGACGCTGCGCGGGCTCGACGGCAACGCGCGCGAGGAGGCGTTGGACGTGGCGGCGCTGGCGCTGCGGTTCCTGGTCGAGTGCACATGAATAAGTCCGTCCACCTCGGCTTCGAGGTCGGAACCGGGATCGCCGTCGAGATCCCGATCGCCCATATGGTCGTGACCGGGCAGACCCAAGCTGCGGGAAAGACCACGACGATGGAGGCGCTGGTGCATCGCTCGGGGATCCGGGCGCTGGCGTTCCGGACGAAGCGAGGGGAGTCCGCCTTCGGATCGCTCGTCCACCAAGTGAAGCCCTACTTCCGAGAGCGCGCCGACTGGCGGTTTGTGTCGGCGATCCTGGAGGCGTCGCTCGGCGAGCGGATGAAGTTCGAGCGGTCCTGGATCATGCGCGCGACCAAGGGCGCGCGAACGCTCGACGACGTCCGGCGCAACGTCCGAACCCTTGGCGAAAAGTCCAAGGGCGGCATGAGCGCCGACATGTTCATGATGCTCGGTGAGTACCTGGACGACGTCGTCCCCGAGTTGCGACGGGTCACTTTTGCCTCGCGGGTCGACCTGAATCCGGGAGCGAACGTGGTCGACCTAGGGGCTCTGAGCCTGAACGTCCAGGGGCTCGTGATCTCGTCGATGCTGTCGTGGGTGCACGAGCACGAGGATGGCGTGGTGATCGTGCTGCCCGAAGCGTGGAAGTTCATCCCGCAGGGGAAGAACAGCCCGGTCCGGATGGCGGCGATCTCGCTGGCGCGCGAGGGCGGCGCGCTCGGCAACCTGATCTGGCTCGACAGCCAAGATCTCGCCGGCGCCGAGAAGGAGGTCGTCCGGCAGGCGTCGGTGTACCTACTCGGCGTCCAGCGCGAGGCGAACGAAATCAAGCGGACGCTGGCGCACATCCCGGCCGGCATCAAGAAGCCGAAGGCGGCCGACATCGCCACGCTGGAGCGGGGGCAGTTCTTCGCCTGCTGGGGGACCCACGCGATCCGAACGTACGTGCAGCCGGCGTGGCTGACGGAGACGATGGCGCAGCAGATCTCTCTGGGGAACCTCGGACAGGCGCACCTCGAGCGCGCCCCCGCATTCTGGCCTCGACCGGCCCTACGCGAGACCACGGAGGAACACGGCGCGACCGTGCTGACCGACGACCAACCGATCAACGAAGACACCCAGGAGGACGACATGACGCCCGACCAAGAGAAGAAGCTCGACAGCCTGATCGACGCGGTGACCGCGCTGACGGAAGCGGGCGGCAAGACGATCTCGATCCACCAGAAGTTCGACGACGCCGACCCAGATCGCATTTCCAAGCGCTACCTCGGCGGCGATCCGGTGGCGGCGCCATCCCCTGGTACGGACGAGGAGGCGATGTATCAGCGCTTCGTCGCCCGCCTGAAGAAGGAGGCCCCCACGCTGCTCAAGGTTCTCGTCATCAAGCCGTCGATCGAAGTCTCCGTGGAGACCTATGTGCTCGAACTCGACGGAAAGACGCTAAAGGGGAAGCTGGCGGAGATGATCTCCCAGCACTGGTTCGATGAGCCGAAGGTCGGGAACGCCGCCTACAACGAGCTGCAGCGGAAGGGATTCGCGACCGCCAAGCCGAACGTCTACCGGGAGCTCGACGCGCTCGCTGCGCTCGGCTTCCTGACCAAGGAGCCCGACGGCTTCCTGGCCGTCAAGGACATGAAGGTCAACATTAAGCGGAAATGAGCCCCGCCGAAGCACACCTCTGGTCCTGCCGCCGCGTCGAGGTCGTGGCGGCTGACGTGGCGAAGGGGCCCGGAGAATCCTGGCGCCTGACCGTCAGGCTCTCCTGTGGACACGAGGCCATCCAGGACTTCCGATACCGCACCTTCTGGCAAGAGATGACCGGACCCAGTGGGAGCGCCGGCCGGAACGCCCGCGCGAAGGCGGACCGCGCCGCCACCAGCATCAGAGCCGCTGGAACCGCCCCCTGTATCGCCTGCGGGCCATCGGCATGAGCGATCTTCGTGACCTGATCGAGGAGATCGAGGCCCTGATACGGGACGCGCGCGGCACCCTTGGTCGCGTCATGGACCCCGCCGATCCAGCGGCCGAAGCCGAGGCCGACGCGCGCCCTATCGCCGTGGCGTCGTTCGTCTGCGCCGAAGAGGCGAAGGACGATCTCGACCAAGCGCTGGCGCGAATCGACCGAGCCCGGGTGATGGGAGTCATTCCCCGGTGAGCGTCCTGGTCCGGATCTACGAGGTCCAGCGGGAGTGGTCGACGGTCGTCTGGCTCTGCGACAACTGCGCCGCCGCGCGCGCCGCGCTGATCGGAGCGCTGAAGTGGCGGGTGGGGCGCCCGAAGCTCATGCCGCCGAACAACATCCGGGTGATCGACGGCGCCTGTCCGGTCGACTTCCACGACCGGATCGTCTGGCCCTGTATCGACTGTGACGCGAACCGCCCCCTCGCCCCCGCATGATCTTCCTTGCCCCAACCCCCCGCCCTTCGGCACCATCGGGAGCGTCTTGGCAAGAACCCCCCAAGGAAAAGGCGGCCCCGGCGGGAAGCGGCGCGGGAAGGTCGAGGTGGAGAAGATCCTCGCCGAGGTCGAGCAGGTCATGGACCTGATGGACTTCGGCGCGAGTCTCGCCGACCTGCAGCGCGGCCTGCCCCACATCCCCCGCCGGACGCTCGAGGAGTACCGGATCAGGGCGCACAAGCGGCTCGAGCAGGAGAACGCCGAGCAGCGCAACCTCCGCCGAGCCCACGCGCGCCGCCGGAACTACAAGCATCGAAGGAGCCTAGAAATGGAGCGCGACAAGGCGAAGGACGCCAAGGAGCGCTCCCTCATCGACCGGGCGATCGCCACCGACGAGGTCATCCTGGCGAAGCTGGAGGGGACCTTCGCCCCTGAGAAGATCGAGGTCGTCACCCGCCAGGGCTGGGAGGACCTCACTCCGGCCGAGCTCGAATCGATCAGGAAGACGGGGCGGCTGCCGGACGGTCGGCGGGCAGAGGACCTGGACCGGGTGGGCTGAGATGACGATCCGAATCTTCCATCGCCCGGCGCGCGTCATCTCGGCGGACGGCTACGAAGACGACCTCGGGGGCTGGGTCGACGGAGAGCGGCGCTTGCCAGAGTTGGAGGTTGTCCTAGAGAAGCAGTCGGCATGGTTCCCCTGGGCGAAGCGCAATAGCATCGGCCCTCGCGACCGTGGCCGAGCCCGCGTGATCGATCTCTACACGCTCATGGTCGACGGGCGCCCACATGCCCATGGCCCGCGCAGCTTCGTCATGCAGGAGGCGCATCGGGCCGCGATCCTCTCCGTGGACGGGGACCTGCCCTACTGGACGAAGGGCGCGACCAAGCGGGAACGCTACCGGCGACTGCGCGCCACCCAGAAGCACAACGATCGGCGCTGGCACCGAAAGAGCAATCGAACGAAGCGGAAGGCCGCCCGGCGGAGGTGGAAGCGATTCGTGACACCGGTGATGGTCCAGCGGATTCTCGACGGCGTTTTTAAAGACGCGCTCTACCCGAAGCTCATGATTCGAGCGGAAGCCCTGACCGTCGCAACGTAGACGCCCGCCTCCCCCGCGCCTACCTTCGCCGCATGGCGACGGAGGACGACGACGACCCGGCCCGCGACTGGCCGCAGGACGCGGTCCCGAAGACCACGGTCGACCCACCCACGTCCCTGCCCGCGGACGAGACCCCAACCGCCCCCCACCGAACCCTCGCCGTCGACCAAGCCTTCGAGGCGGGGAGGGAGGCGGGTTTCCGAGCCGGATACCCGGAGGGACAGGAGAACGCGATAGAGGCCCTCCTGGCCGTGTTCGAGGCGTCGCCGGGCGGCGTGGACGAGTTCGCCGCCGCCGTCGTGGCGCGCGTTCGCTCGAAGCTCACCACGCTGTAGAGCCGCGCGCGTAGTATCCCGCCCCGATGGCCACCGGCTACACCTGCACCTTCCCCGTCGTCTGGTCCGGCAAGCGCGGCAAGTGCGACCAGCCCGCCCGGTGGACGGGGAAAGTGGTTCCGCTGCGATCGCCATTGGCCAAAGGCGGGCGCGTAGTATCGGTGGTCGATGAGCCGCCCCAGCGCCAGGAAGAGAGAGAAGAAGGTCGCCCGCCAGGCCGAGGCCCGCGCCAAGGTCACCGCCCGCCGCGAGCGCCTGGCCGCCGCGCGCGCCGCCGCCAACGCCCCTGACCCCCGCCGCAACCTCCATGTCGAGCCGGGCCGCCCCGTGGTCGTCAACGACATCACCCCCTACGCGCGACCGAAGTGCGGGAAGTGCAAGAAGGGGATCGCCGACACGGTCAAGAACGACGCCGGGGAGGTGGTCGGGGCCGCTCCGTGTGTTTGCGCGACGACCCGCTTCTATCGGCGGCATCCCGAGATCATCGTGACCGAGACCGGCGCCGCCTTCTGGCCGGCGGAAAGCGACCCCGTGACCGCCACCCAAGAGGGAGAGAGACAGCCATGAGCGCGTGGCCTCAGACGCCAGCCCGGGACGCCTCGTTTATGGAGTTGGATAGGTGGTTGCTCGCCCGCGGATGGGAGCGCGACCGGGTGGCGCTGGTCGGAGCGCTGCCAGATGACGACGAGTGGCCCGTAACTGGCGGAGGCCACGAGTGACCGCCACCGCACACCCCAGGGAGAGGTAGACCAATGGGAACGACGACGCTGATTGAGGAGCTGGAGCAGGCGGCAACCTTCGTTGACGAGGCAGCCGAAGAGGAGCGCATCAGCGCCGCCGAATGGGCGGAAGATTCGCGCGACCTAACGTATCGCGCATTTGCCGCCCGCCTACGTGCTCGTGCTGAACACGTCCGCGAGGTGCTGAAGTCGTTCGAGGGCTATCACACGGGGGACGCGGCGGTTAAGTCGCTCACCGGCTCGCTTGCAGACCCCGCAGAGAAGACCGAGCCGAAGGAGACGCCATGAAGCTGCGGGACCAACTGGCACTAAGGGACGAGGTTCAAGCTATCGTCGAGTACGGGGCTGAGGAGACGGCCGAGGACACCGCCGCAGTCATTCTCGACGCCGTAGAGCGCCACCTCGCCGCCACCCCCTCAGCTCCTCCTCTAGGGGGAGAGCCGCCGCCGCTGACCATGGAGCAGTGGCACGAGGAGACGGTTCGCCTCGGCCGATGGGTAATGAGGGGCGCGGTCCCGCCGTTCCCGCCTGGCTACCCGCCCCCTCCTGAGGGAGCGGCACCGACCGAGCCGCCGAATGGCGACGTGTGCATGCCGTGTAGCGGCCGGGGCGGCTACGGCGTACGTGGCGCGGTTACACGCTGCGGGTTCTGCGGGGGAACCGGCCGACTGCTCCCCAGCGGGGGAGCGGCAACGACGACGCCCCAGGAGCCCGAGCCGACGTGGGACGACTGCGTTTGTACTCACGCCCCCGAGCAGCACGGACGCCCCGGTTGCTCCGTTGTCTCAATGATGGGCCGCATGTGCCCCTGCAAGTGGGACGGTCGACGGCGCGTCCCCAGCGGGGGAGCGGCACCAACGACGACGAAATAGATAAAACCCAAGGAAAGGACCGACATGACCACGAAGAGAGCAACGAAACCGTCAGCGGAGCGCGCCGTCATTGTTACGACAGAACATCGCGGGGTGTTCTTCGGGTACGCGACCGACATCGGCGGCGAGACCATCGAACTGAAGCGCTCGCGGCTCTGCATCTATTGGAGCGCGGACGTGAAGGGCTTCATGGGCCTAGCGTCTGGCGGCCCGACGGCGAGCTGCAAGATCGGCCCGGCCGCCGACATCGTGCTGCGCAAAATCACGGCGGTTCTATCGGTAACGCCGGAGGCCGTGAAGGCGTGGGAGGCGGCGCCGTGGAGATAGTTCTGCGCGGCACCGTTTTCGATCTGTCCGGGTACGGGTCCGGGTACGGGTACGGGGACGGGTACGGGGACGGGTACGGGTACGGGTACGGGTCCGGGTCCGGGTACGGGTACGGGTACGGGTACGGGGACGGGTACGGGGACGGGTACGGGTCCGGGTACGGGGACGATCTAGTTCGTTGCACTCCGGTCGCATCGCTCGTAACGAAGAACGACCTCCACGCAAAGAGCGCCTGCGCCGATCAACTGAAGCTGTTCATCAAGACGTTTCCCGACGGGTGCAACTGGCCCACGGACGCACAGAGGGCGAGGGACATCGGCCTTGACGTGAACTGGGCGCGAACAAACCTCGGGCTGTTGTTCCCCGTCGGCGTTGAGTTCAAATCCGCTCGCCGCACGGCACCCCCAGAGAGCGGGGAGGGCGGGGAAAAGTGAGGAGCGTGGAGCTTGGGTGTGGTAACGCCGGGATGCTGTCTCTGCCAGAGGGCTCGGCTGGCCTCATTCTGTCCGACCTGCCGTCAGGGGAAACGCAGGCCGACTTCGACAAACAGGTGGACCTCTTCGACTTCTGGCGCGCTGCATGGGCATGCCTTCGGCCGAGGGGAGCGGCGGTCCTGTTCGCATCGTCGCTCAAGTTTGCCGCAACGCTTCGGTCGTCGTCGGACGCGTTTCGCTACGACATGGTTTGGGCCAAGACGCTGGCAACGGGGCACCTCAACGCCAGCCACCGGCCGCTTCGCGCCCACGAATTCATCCTGGTTTTCTTCCGCACACGAGGCGTATACAACCCGCAGATGTCCGCTGGGCACGGGCCGATCCACCGGGCGCGGCGAGTGAGCCACGGGGAGAATTACGGCAAGTTCACGCGCGCGACGGACAGCCGCGCTGGCGCGACGGACAGATTCCCGACCTCGGTGCTCAACTTTGCGAGCGTCGGCACCAGCAGCAAGTCGCGAAAACATCCACAGCAGAAGCCGGTCCCATTGCTGCGCTGGCTGATTCGAACCTTCTCGGCGCCCGGGGACCTCGTTGTCGACCCATTCGCCGGGAGCGGAAGCTGCGGAGACGCCGCTGCAGCCGAAGGTCGAGATTGGCGCGGCTGGGATTCGTCCCCCCGGTTCGCCCGCCCCACCCCAGAGCCCACCCCCGGGAAGGAGCCGACGACGTGACTGAGTTGATCGCAGCGGCGGCAATCTACTGGGCCTATTCGTTTCATGAGCACCACGGGGGCGCCAGGGGGGATGAAGTGATGAGCTGCCCATACTGTGGCTGCGCGTCGCCCCTTGGCTCTCATTTCGTTTGGTGTGCTCGCCCCGCGGGCGCTCCTACACCAGGAGGGGAGCGCTAGGTGGCTGATCTCAGCCTCCAGCGATCATTCCGGGTCCCGGTCCCCGTCGAGCCCGAGGACGAAAACGCCAAGCAGCAGGTGGCCCGCGAGGCGACCAAGGTGGCGTCCCGCCAGTCCCCCCACGGCTACGAGCTCTTCGGGCCAGACGGTCGCATCTCCCCTTGGATCCTGACCTGGGACCGGATGTCCCCGGAGGCTCGAGCTACGGCGGCCGGGCTGGCGCTGGACCTTCGGTTCAGGCTCGACACCCGGATCCTCTACTTCGACGAACGCACCAGGATTGTGTTCGCGGTCCAGCCCGATCCAAACGTCGAGGGAGTTAGAAAGGGGACGGGGAGGCCGGTGGCGAAGACGGTCGAGGAGGCGGTGGTGCGCGCGTCGGCAGGGCACGGCGAGGCTGGCGCGGCGATCCGGCAGTTCATCAAGCGCCGGAAATAGCACCCACCCGCGTAGTATCTCAGGCATGACCGACATGACCACGAAGGGAAAGGGGCGCGGCTTCGCCGGGATGGACCCCGAGAAACGACGGCAGATCTCCTCCGCTGGCGGGAAGGCCGCGCACGAGAAGGGGACGGCGCACGAGTGGGATTCGTCGGACGCCCAGCATGCGGGGCGGAAGGTCGGCGCCGTCTCCGGTGCTCGGCGGCGCTCGGCGGGAAAGATCGCCATTCAGACCACGGGCCACATCGGTGATCGGCCGAGCCTCGGGTCCGAACTGATAGATAGGGGGCGCTGATGGCCGAGAGTACCGAGTTGACGATTCATATTTGCGGCCGAGGCCAGCCTTCGGCAGAATGCAGCGAAAGCGGATGCCGAACGCGAGCCAGCGGGAAGTGCAGCGTACCCCTCAGGGGGCGGAAAGAGGGGCAGACCTGCGACCGCCAGCTCTGCAAGAAGTGCGGTGGCAAGCAGATGATCTGCCCGCCGCACCAGCGCTTGGCCGAGAAGCGAGCGGTCCGGTCGTAGCGGCCGCCCCCGAAATCAAGACCCACATCCTCAAGGCCTACCCGGGTCCGTTCCGCGCGGTGAAGCGGGGCAGGAAGCGCTTCGAGTTCCGGCTCGACGACCGCGGGTTCCGCGAGGGTCACCGGCTCCGCCTGCGCGAGTGGAACCCAGAGGATCGGAAGTACACCGGGGACGAGCTACTCCTCGAGATCCTCCAGCTCTCCCGCGGCCCCGACTGGAACATCCCCCGGGGCTACGTGATCATGTCGGTCGCCCCGATCATGGTCGAGGCCGAGGTGAAGGGGAATGTGACCGAGAGCCGGCGCCGGCGCGACGGGCTGGGTACCGCCGCTCTGTAGCGGGACCCCCGCTCGCTTGACGGACGA